ATGCAGGATGAGTCTATAAGACTCCCTGTTGACTTCTGTGAACACCCGCTTTATCCAAAGAAACGATTTACCAAATACGAGGCCTTCCTGGACCTTCTATTCACCAGCTATCCGACCGGTCAGCTAAGTACTGTAAGGGAGTACGCCGACCGATGGAGATGGCCGATGCCGAAGACATTCAGGTTCCTCAATGACCTAACTACGATGGAACTACTCTCTAAAAAGAGATTAACGTATTCCGTACGAAAAGCTGAAACTTGGTTTGATGAAGGTGCTAAGGACGCCTCAGAACAGGAGGCTCTGGTTGGTCAGGTTATGATGGAATTTAATCGAATCATGGATCGAAGGGTTTCACTCAACGATGCCAAGAAGCGCGCAATCCGGGCAAGGATCCGCGAGGGAGCACGAATGAAACCGCCTGTAGGTCTGAAGCAATTTGTAGCGGTGTTTGAGTTTAAGAAAAAGGAATGGGCCGGTTCTGAAATGGACCGCCATCTCGAAATAGAAACACTCTGTGCCGCTAAACATTTCTTCAAGTACCTGGATCAGGCTCGTGACGCATTCCGAAAAGGAGATAAAACCAAACTACAAGAACCAGCTTTCAAGGTATGATAGGATCACGATCGTCATTTTCCTCTGATCAGACCCCTCCACACGACATCGATATCGAGGAGTATGTCATAGGAGCTGCACTTCTGGAGAAGTCCGCTCAACAAGTCGTAGTGGAAATGCTTACCGATAGTGATTTCCATGACTCATGTCACGCTTTAATATTTAGCGCCATGCTTGATATGGCTAAAGACGGACAGCCAATCAACATGAGAAGCATAGTCCACCATCTGAAGACTAAAAATTCTTTAGAAACAGCTGGGGGAGCTTTTAAAATTGCTGAGCTGACATCAAAGGTTAGTTCTGCTGCAGACCTGAGGTTCAGCTGTCTTATTTTGAAGCAATTCACGATTAAACGATCCCTTATCACAATGGGGATGCAGCTGCAGAGGAAAGGAATGTTAGACGATGTTGATTCTTTTGACTTGCTGAATGAAGCTGAAAAAACACTTCAGTCCATTACAAACAATCTACCCAAAAAGTCAGAGACATCGATCAAGGATATCCTTACCAAGCTCACTAATGCGATCCAGGTAAGAGAAAATGCTGACTATAGTTTAACCGGCATTCCTTCAGGGTTTCCGATGATCGACAAGCTGACTCAAGGATGGCAGCGTACGGACCTGATCATTATTGCGGCCAGACCAGGGATGGGTAAAAGTGCTTTCGTCCTTCAGTGCCTTATGAATGCGGCGGTAGACTTCAAGATACCGGTAGGGCTTTTTTCTCTCGAAATGTCCTCTGATCAGCTAGGTCAGAGGGCCGCGTCAATCGCAACAGAGATACCGTTGACCACTATCCGGTCTAGGCCATTTGATGGGTTAGAGTGGACTAATTACGCTAACAAAATTTCCAAGCTGATGAACGCGCCCGTATTCATCGATGATACAGCGGGGCTTACCATCCTGGAGCTAAGGGCTCGCTGCCGAAGAATGGTTGCGGAACACGGAGTCCAGTTGATTGTAATTGACTACCTGCAACTCATGGCCGGGGATAAGCAATCACGGGGGAACCGGGAGCAGGAAATCAGTAATATATCGAGAGCACTGAAGGGAATTGCCAAAGAACTCAACATTCCGATTCTAGCACTAAGTCAGCTCTCCCGCGCTGTTGAAACAAGAGGAGGAGATAAAAAACCTCTTCTCGCTGATTTGCGTGAGTCAGGATCGATCGAACAGGATGCGGACATAGTTGTATTCCTATGGAGGCCTGAATACTATAGCATCGAAGCTGATTCCATTGGTGAATTCCTCCCAGGTGCAACCGAAGTGAATTTTGCAAAGCACCGTAACGGTTCAACTGATAGAGTATTCATCCAATTCGTTCCGAAGTTCACAAAGTTCCAGCATGTAGAATGGCCGTACATCTACAATCCAAAATCAGAACCACAACCATTGGAAAGACCGCTTCGGGTTTGGACCGAACCGGAACCCCCTCCATTGTGGACACAACCAGACAACCAAGACACACCTTTCTAATTTTTAACCTTATGGAATTATCAAAACTACTTTTCCTGGACATTGAAACTGTCCGACAAACAAAGGCCTTAAGCATGCTTGATGAACGTGGCCGGGAGTTATTCAAAAAGAAGTTCCGTCACCAGATTGATGAAGAATTAAAGCTCTACGTAAGATCTGAAGATCCTGGAGCCGTAGAGCTATTCCGGGAGACTGCAGAGGAAGATGTTTATAAAACACAAGCCGCACTATCACCTGAGTTCGGAAGGATAGTATGCATCTCCTGTGCAATGATTAAGGGCGATGAACTCAAAATCAAATCCTATTACGGTGATGATGAGAACATGATCCTTTCTGACTTCTGCACTAACGTTCTTAACGTTTACGACATCCTGTGCCTGGTTGGCCACAATGGTAAAGGCTTCGACTTTCCATACCTCACCATCCGGATGTTGGCCAACAAGTTAACAATACCAAAAAAGCTGCAAGTAATGAACCTGAAACCGTGGGAGATGCCCTTCATGGACACTCAGCAAATATGGCAATTCGGAAACGGCAGACATTGGGCTTCACTGGATCTTGTCGCCTATACCCTTGGCCTCCCTTCTCCAAAAGATCAAATGGACGGATCACAGGTTGGAGGCTGGTACTTCGGTGAGATCAAAGATGCCATTCTCCCACCCTTCGAGGAACGCATTAAAAAGATCGCCCAGTACTGCGAAAAAGATACGGCGGTGATGGCCAATTGCTTTCTCCTTATCCATGGCTACAACGCTATTACTGAAGGTAAAATCAAATATTCTATACACTCATGAGAAAACCACTTTATAAACTTCGCGCAAAATCTTCACAACAACAGCCAGAATTAGTCGCAGTCCTGGAAGCCGATCGCAACATTGTAAAATTCTATCCCTTCTCCCCGGAGAAGAGACGAGAGGATATCCAACAAATGTCTTTTCATGCTTTTTCAGAAAAGTATGTTTTGCATGGATTTCAAAAATAGGGATGAAAAAAAACGCGCTAAGCTGGAAGCATTTTACGGCCACATCCAGCTGACTGAACAGGAGGAAAAGGATGCCCTCCTGGAAATGAAGATTCAAAAGTACTTCCACGAAAAAAGCAAACCCTATTGGGATGAGCTGGAAGGCAATAAAAAGGGAACAACAACTTAACCTAACTCAAAATGACACATGAAGAATATTTCGCGAAAAGGGATCAGCGAAATCATTGGCGCTACATGTATAGCCTCACTGAAGATTTTGAAACAGCACGGGATCTATTCAATGAATTCCAGGCACTATCACTAGAGTGCATCGCTCATGAACAGGAGTATCCTGACATCAAAGAACATTACAGGTTTAAAGCTCCACCCTGGCCAATGGCCACGGACTGTTGCAAGTCAATGTTCTATACTCACTTCGTTGGAGAAAACGAATCAGTGCGAAGATCTATATGCTGTAAGTGTGACAACATGACAACACTGCATTACCTCACCGTTGAGGAGTACAATGCCAATTTAGGTACCAGGAGAACAAAGGAGGAGTTTGAAGAATTGTGGTTAGAAGGCACCGGTCCTTATGTAGCGGAACGTCTAATCACAGCGAAATGATCCACCTGACATGTGATGAATTTGTTGCGAAATACGGTACGGATAACACCGTCTTTCTTGAAATCAACAGCCCGACACCGGTTGATATCGTGGAGATGCTTTTTAAAGAACCAGATACACTCCTGGAGTTCACTGATTACTTCACACTTCTGGATCCGCACTCTGATGATCGGCACTATTGCTCTTATGATGTCGGGTACATATTCCAGAAAGGGATGATCACTAAGCATCTGGTAAGGGTAACATTCTATCAATCCCGCGATGAGATGGAGTTGTACCAATCCATCGGAAGAACGAAAGACTTAACTCCTCACCCAATCCATAATTAGCATGCTCGGTAGCAGAAAATATGAAACCCAGGCCACGGTCTATAAAGAAATCGGTGGGCCAAACTGGAAAACAAAAGTGACACATGAGAATGCGCTCATTCTTATCGAAAAGCTGAAGAAAACAGGAATGCAGGATAAACACGGCAATCCGTTGGATCACATGGTTATCGATAAGATTAAACGATTGAAAGAGTTCCACTCCTACGTAACAGCCGCGCTTGAAAATGGTCACAAGGTGCACTGTGGAACGTGCGGTGGGTTCTTGTACGAAGAAGCAAACACACTGCTCACGCTGGCTGAATACGAAGGTCGCAAATGTCCCCATCCAAGTAAATGCAAGTAATAATACCAAAATACTGGACATGTCCCAGTTGTAAGAAAACCCACGTGGTCGTCAAGGATCAGCCCGTAATGTGTAGTGGTCCTGGCCATGATACTTACATCAGTTATGCTTACTGGACTTACAGGGTTCAGGGCAAGGAAGAAAAGGAGACTCCAAAACCGAATACTCAAACACAATTATTCTGAGGATTATGATTAATGATAACCTGCAAGAAATGCAAAAGACATGTTCCCATTGAAAATAAAGATACCGGCCTGTGCGCTTCATGTAACGGTGAAAGCCGCGATCAGTCAGAATTGTATCCGCAGATCAAAAAGGAATTCATCCGTATGGCCATCAAAGCAGGTGCTACATGCCCGCGCTGTGGTAAAGAGGTTGATTCAACTTTTGATATCCATCACAAAGCCGGAAGGATCGGTTATGCTGACCAGTGGGCTCGTGATCTTGATATCCCGCTGCTTCTGGATGTGCGCTTCTTTCTCCCTGTTGATCGGGAATGTCATAACTGGATTGAGCTGCATCCTATCGTGGCTAAAAAAAGAGGTTGGTCATATGGAAGACTCGCAATACTTAAAAGTCCTCTGTCTGATGAAGAGCATGACCGGATCAAAAAAGCATTGGGTAAATAATGGGGCCACAGAAAATGCCTGAAGAAAAAGACGATTTAAAAAACAAGAATGAATACATCATCGAAATCAAAGTTTACGAACCTATCCTCGGATATGAGTTACCAGTTTTCCTTCCGCAGGAATTATTTCGACACTCCCGGGAGGGCTCCGTAGTCCCTCCTGGATATCACAAACTTCGAATCATTGAAACAAGGGCGGTGGTCGAAGGTGTGATGGAAATGCTCAACTCCGTCAGAGCAATGAAAGTTATCGGATTACATCAAGTATCATTTTAATAAACACAATGGAAACAACAAGAATCGCAACAATCGCAACAATCGCAAAAGTATGTCACCAAGCCAATAAAGCTTTTTGTGAAGCCAATGGTGATTTCTCTCAGAGAGACTGGGATGAAGCCGAAGCATGGCAACGTGAATCTGCAATTAAGGGTGTAGACTACCGTTTAAAAAATCCGGAAGGACCTCCTTCAGCACAGCATGACGCGTGGATGAAGGATAAAATCGAAAACGGATGGATCTACGGTCCTGAAAAAAATACAGTGACGAAAGAGCATCCGTGCATTGTTCCCTATGAACAACTGCCGGAATTCCAGCGCAAGAAAGATCATCTCTTCCAGGGTATAGTAGATGCCCTGAAATAAATCAGTTACTCCATTAATAATTTTTTAGTCACTAAACCCCCAACCATGAAACAACAGGGAACAACATGGATTAATGCTGAAGGGCAGCAAGTCCCTTCCAAGTATGTGCAGCCTTATGAGAAGATTGCAGAAAAAATCGGTCAGACATTAGCCGCAGAAGCGGAACGCCTGGAAAAGGCACTGTTTGAAGCAAAGAGGTCTTTCCTTAAAGCGGCCGATGAAATGTATGCCCGGCACAAAGCCAAAAACAACGACCAGGATGTAAACAGTTTTGTATTCTACACTTTCGATAAAGGGTATAAAATCGAAGTCGATCGCAAAGCCAAATCAGTTCGCATTTACAGAGCAAACAAGCCGAATCCGAAAGTAAAGGATTATACCATTGTCATTCTCGAATTCTCATCCATAGGCATCGACACGGCTCCTGAAGTTGAAGAGGCAACCGTTGCTCCTCCAAAGGAAAGAAAACCATTACCTGAAGTGTTTGATAACTCAGACGTTGATCAGGAGTTAATGATGCTAACAGAACAGCAACATGCAATGGCCGAAGAAAACCAGAGTGAAATTGTAGGTGGCGGTCCTGATGGCCCGACTGATGATAAAGAAGAATACTAATTTTTAAATTTTTAACGCAAAAGCAAATGATAGGTTCAAGAAGACCAAAAAGGAAACGTTTCTACGTTGGAATAAAAGCGTCCGACGAACAAAAGCAACCAGATCCACACTTCGTGATTGAAACACGAAATGATAAAGGTGAGATAGTCACCTTGCCCCGCCTGGAACATCAGGAGATTTCTGGTAGAGTAATTAAGCTCAGCAACGGTGAGTATATGTGGGAAGGTGTTAAGCAAAGAACAATACAGATCGTGCTCGTTGATCAGGATGAAGAAATGAAGCTTGAATTTAATCTTGATTCTAACATGGGCAGAAACATCGTGAACCGATTATTGAGCACGACTGATTATGGTGCGTTGCTTTATATCAGGCTGTATATGGGGAAACCAAATGACCAGGGTAAAAAGTATCCTCAGGTGTTTGTTGGTAAATCCCCAAATGACCAGGCAGACCCGGACAGCATCGAATGGAAATATGCCTACAAAGGAGAATTGGATAAATACGTCACTACGTTCTATAATCCTAAGCTTCAGAAAGACGAAAGGGATTGCTCAAAGCTCAACGCGTTTCTCCTGGAGGAATGGATCAAGCATTGTAAGGTCGCAAACTCGGAATTCAAATTAACGTCTCCGGATGAAACCGCGGATGATGATACTGCGGACACGATCAAAGTTGCTACGGAACCGCAGACTTCATCTTACTCAAATCGGGATGATGGTCCTCCGCCGGGGTTCACGCCCCCTCCACCAAACGACGACGATCTACCATTTTAATTTATTATGGATAGACCAGCCTGGACAATTCATAATAACACCAAAGGGAACAAACTGGCAACTGGTTATAATTGCCAGTTTGTTTTCACGCGTGAATGCGAAGAAAGTCTTATCTCCTCATTAATGAATTTCCTTGAAGTAGAAATTCTGAGTGGAGAACGGTACGAAGAGGGCGATATGATAATCTACAACATCAACCTCTCGGAGCAGAAACGGAGAGCACTAACCTTAGCCTTTAACCAGGTCGTCCTAAAGATGGACCCTAACAATCTGAACTAATGAACAAATACAATCACGCAGAAGCTTTCTGCCATATGCTATATCGTAGCGAAACCTCGAAAACAGAAATTTGGATATGGAACAGTCGGGATGGCGTAACTCCATTTTGTCTTCCGATCGATGGAGAAATGTTCCAGCACGTTAATTTTGGTAAGGACAAACAAAATCCTGACTATAAACCGAAACCAGGAGATTACATTTTCAGGACGGTAACCCGTGAGGATCTTGTTGAGTCATTAACAAAGAAGATTGAGTGGATGAAACAGCAGGTTAAAATAAATCCTCATGATTGGGTTGAAAAAAATGTTCTTGCACGTCCTGAGGCCTGGATGGAAGATGAGATAAAAGAGCAGATCGAACGCGGGGAACCAACACTGGATAGAATTTTACCAAAGCCAATCACGATCGCAATTGATTTTGATGGCACCTGTGTAACGCATGAATTCCCTGCCGTTGGAGGCGAGATCGGTGCTGCACCTGTTTTGAAAAAATTAGTTGAAGCTGGCCATCGATTAGTTCTCTTCACAATGAGAAGTAACTGCGAAGGGAACACCGGTGCTTCTGAAGAATTTCAGGAGGTTATTAATGGTGCCTTCCTGGACGATGCCGTGTCATGGTTTAAAAAACATGATATCCCGTTATTTGGAATTCAAACAAACCCTGAACAAATCTCCTGGACAACAAGCCCTAAAGCGTACGCACAACTATACATTGATGATGCTGCGCTGGGATGTCCCTTGAATTATCCACCAAAGGGAAGACCTCATGTAGATTGGTTCAATGTCGAACTAATGTTAAGGAGACAGGGCATTATTGAGTAAGATATATCCGATTCCACCAATAACCATTACACCGCCAGCGATCGCAAGATTCCGCTGGCGTTTGTATTTAATCGCCTCCTTTCTCCACATCTTACTCTCTTCAGCAAAAGTCATTTCCCGCTGCTCAAGTATCTGGAAGGATAGATTTTTCTGATGAATGATCTCCTCCTGGATTGAAATGAACCGGTCCCGGCGATCAATAGATTCTTTCAGCTGGCCATTGATCGTATCGAGTGAGTTTGCATAAGCAATTACAGAATCCAGCCTGGCTAACGTTTGAGCAATCTCGTTTGCCCTCCACTCTGGAATAACAATAGGCTTTATCGAAGGATTAAAGGTCCGTGGCTTCGGAAATCTTGCTGTTAAAAAACTATCGGTCTGAGCTGCGGTGTATTTTTTAATCGCTTTGATTTTCTTCTCATAAGCAATGGCCTGTTCCTGTTTTTCATTCTCAAGGTCCTTCACCTTTTCGTCGGATTCATGATACTGCTCCTTCGCGATCATGGCCACGGCCATCAATGCTTTCTCTCTTTCAAGGGATAAGGTTAGGGCGGTTGTTAATGAGTCCCTTTCCTTGATCACGTCCTCCAACTTGTCGATATCAACTGAAGGGGCTCCGAATTTGTATCCGCCATAAAATGCGAAAAGGAGCAATAATGCTCCCAGTATAAAATATATGCGTCTCATAGTACTAAAGGTGGTTCTTCGTCTTTTCTACGATGTTCAATTTCTTTTCCGCGTACATAACTTTTTCCAAGTGTAATGATCCCGAATATTGAATCCATACTCCACCACACTTCATGTGGTACCGCTACACCCATCACCGCGATCACGACAAGCGGAACGAATAACATCAACCATACCCTTCCGGCAAGCTCAACAAATTCCCAAATACCATTCTTTCCGCGAAGACCGGTGTTAATATCCTTTCTCTCGATGATATGCATCACCAAAATCAAAGTCAGGGTCACAAGCCCAATGCCATAGGCGATGATTTGAGGCAAGCTTAAAAGCTTGAATTGCTCAATAATGAAATCTTTCATAATCTGTCGAAGATTGATTCAAGGCGCTTCTTCATCTCCAGTATCTCATCGATCTGCTCATCAGTTACCGGATTGTTTTTGTCGAAGTGAAAATTCAAAGTCGCAACCGTCTCCCTGGTTTTTGTGTCGATCAATCTCACATACAAAAGCGACTCAACTTCATAAACCTTCATCCAGTCGTATAGGTCCGGGAACGAACCTTTCACATCGCTAACACTCTCAACCAGGTAGTACCCATATTCACGAATACTCATGATGATCCGGTGATTCATTTCGCTGATCAGCACACCATCATGATTTTCCTTCACCTTAGAAATAGATCTGCTCTTTGCAACTTCATGGCTTACCGTCTGCCGTTGTATCGACTGGCCAGTATAGAAGTTGGTACCATTGTGAAACTGCGTGAGGTAAACACGCAACGCAGAGAACTGAAGACATAACTCCCACAGGATTGGATATATGCGTCCATCGATCACCGCGTTGTGATCAAGCGTATGTTGCTTCTGTTTTTTGCGGGCAAATCGTTGCTTAAGCCATGTTGCGACATAAAGAATTCCAACGCCAAGCGTTAGGCCGATATCCAGGTAGTCCTTATAATTCATTGACGTTGAAAAAGTGTATAGGTGAAAAGATTTCCATAAAGCTCTGCAGAGCGCTTTCCTACGTTAAGCCAGATCGCATGCTCCTTGTCATCACGAACAACCTGACAGCCCGCTGAATATGCCCCGACGATATCTGTATCTGTCTCCTTAGTGGTATGACCATTGAGCCCGGCTACATCGGTATACAGTGTCCCGGTCATATCCAGCTGACCATCTTTGTCGTTATCGCGGTAACCCTTGAATACTCCGGGGCCCGCCTGTTGATATGCTTCGTATTGATTTGGCTTTCCGATATGATGATAGCCCGCCTTCCAACATTTCACATGCTGGCCAGGGGCCAGGATGAACGTGCCGTTAACATTGCCTAATTTGTTTTTGAGGTAATAAAGTCCGGGAAGGGTGGAACCGCGAAAAGTAAGACATTGCTTGATTAGAAATTCATCGAGATAAGCAACTCCCAGAATGCAGCCAAATTCATTAACCAACGGGTTTTTGGGGCGAATGCCAAACAGGTTAATGTTATACTTCCCCTGATCGTAAAATTTATACCCGTATTTGGCATAAGACGACTGGATGAAGTCGTATGTTATGCTGCTCATTAATCATGCTCCTCATGAATTTCGTAATGGGTTCAAGATGGCAGAAAAAATAAAGCAGGTCAATATGGCTCCCTGCTATTCGCCAATTCTTCGCGAAAATCGTCGGTATCCCAAGCGCTTTTTATTTGCCTTGCCATCTCCCGAACCTCTTTCCCGGCCTTGTCTTTAAGCTCTGGAGGAGAATTGAAATAGTCCGACATCAAGGCTTTTAGTTCACCGTAAAAAGGATCTGACCAGTGCACGCCATTTTCTTCAGCAAACTTGTAAACCCACTGCACGTCTTTAGATTCGTATACAGGGTCGTTTTTAAAGAAGCCAGTTTGTGCCATGCTGAAGGTATATCTTGAATCTCCCCTTCCGATATCAGAAATTCTTAAAGCAAAATCACCATAGTAAGATCCTGAACTCTTAACGAAATAATCGATCTGCCTTCCATCAACTCCGATCATTCCCTGGAATAGTTTTCCTATCCTGGAAGCTTTATCCGTATTCCTGTACTCAAGATTAAGTTTAAGCTCATCCGGAGGAATGATATATTTATCGCGGAAGAAATCATGGTTGGTCAGGATCTCAACAATTGGCCGATATCCACCTGCTACGGCAGCATCATCCACGGGCATTAAGGATCTTCCGACACTTGCCGCATATCCGTCCATGGCACTATCCTGATCAAAAACGAACTTGCTCATAATCCGTTCAATCCCCGATGCCATAACTCCAATCTCAAAAGCTTTTGGTATGGATATCCAAAGGTTCTGTCCTACCGGTATGTTGTAAAATAAGTCACGTCGGTAATCCGGAAGATTCTCATACTCCTCATCATCACCAAGCGCATGGACCACAAGCCTGGTTAGCATTGTCGGTATCACCGCGAACAAAGCAAATCGAATCGCAAATCCTGCCGGATTCTCTTTCCCTGATCTGATCGTTTTTCTTAGACCTTGAATCGCCGCGTTTGAGAAAGGAACCATTTGATTGATTACCCGCATCCACTCCCCGGCCACACTGAAGTCCAAAAGATCCCGCGACTGGTATGCAGCATAGACCATAGCGTTATAATCATCCATGCCCTGGTCTTTTGCTTTTTTAAATGAGCTCCTGTACTCTTCAAGTCTCGTAGAGCGCTCAGCTCCGCTTAAGAACTTTTGGTATCCATCCCACATCTTTCCAGGAAGACTCATGATCGTGTTGCTCTGCTTTGTCATCTTGGCCACCGCCTGATCCATCATTTGATAATAGAAGTTGTCATTCATCAAATAATAACCGGCCTGGCCACCCCCGAAAAGCTGGAACATGTCACGTGCGTTATTCTTCAGCTTTTTATCAAAGTAGATGTCATAACCCTTGTACGCGTTTGTGTTTGAAACTACAAAGCGCTGTTGTGTATCACGCACTTTGTTTCTTGCCGCGAACACAGGGAAGTTGGTTACACTCCACCTGAGCAGCTGGGGCAATGCCGTAAGAACAATTGGTAACGTATAGGCAGTATCAAACAATCCCTTCACCGAACGATAAACATCCGGGTCCAGCTGCCAATACTCCGATGCTCCATTGTAGAAGATCTGTACGACATTTTTATCCTTGCTTGTGGCTGGCCGTGCGATATCTGCGGTTAATACCGGCTCTCCCTGGCCCATCGATCTATTTTGCTTGAACAATTCCCGGAATGCCAGCATAGCTTCATTGCGATCGGATTCACGAATAGATCGTGCCGTAATCTCAACTAAAGATTCGTATGGGTTCTTGATCAGCGCGGAGCTTCCCTTTATCGAGTGCACAATTTTAGAGGTAGAACCTAATGCTTTCCCGCCTTTGGTGGATTTATAAACAACAATCTCTTCTCCCGGTGCTACCTCGAGTATTCTCGACAAAGCAACATACTGAGTGTTGTCAGCCTTGATCTGATCGTATTGGGCTTCCGACATCCTTCCCTTGTCCACCATGTATTGTAAAACGCGATCGGCATACTCGCGGTACCGCCGAACACCTTCCTCAATACGTTCCTGTTTTGCTTTGGAATAACCTTTAAATTCCGCAATTCGTTGAGAGGCAACCTGAACATCCTTGAATATCCCGGCTCCAATACCCGTTAAAAGATCAGCTCTACCAAAACGTGCTGATAGCTCCATGGTACGCTGCGCCACCATGTAGGAGATGGCTTCCTGTTGCTCTTTGAGTAACGATGCCGGATCAGTAGCATCAAATGGCTGGAGGAGCCATTCAAAGTTCATGCGTTTTCTGCTTACAGGATCCAAGATTCTTTTGTTCCGTTTGTTAACCAGACCTTCACGGAAAATGTTATCAATCTTTTCGTTTGCTCCCATCAGGAGTTTTGCAAGTAATACAGGATCCTTGCTTGCATCCACGTTGGTACCGGTAACCTCCTTCAGCCATTTTACAGACTTCTCGAAATACGTTTTATCGTTAAGGAATTTGTTTGACAACCGGTCCATCCAGGTTATCTGAAAGTTATCTTTACTTGTTGCGGATGGTTTGAAAAATGATGCAAGTCCTCCTTTTTTCTTCTCCGGATCAAACTGAGTATTAGACATCACCTGGTCATGGGCACTCAATCCCGCGAAGGTCCTGATATCGGTACCAAAAGCATCAATGGTTTTTATAGTGGCATCCGGTACCATCTTTTTCAAATGGGCCGTCAACTCAGGATAAACCTGAGCGGCTTCATTCGGATTAACCAAGTATGCGCGTATAAATTCTGCTACACCTTCGCCATATTGATAATTCTGAGGATTAGGATGGCCCTTGGGTGGCTTACTTCCCCATTGAGATAATTGCTTCAGTTCTTTTTCAATTGCAGACTTTCCAGTTTGAGCAATACCCCTTAGAAAACCAAATCGATCATCCAGAGCGTGGCCTAACTCATGGGCGGTAACGTCAAGATCTCCCTTATACTTTATGGCGATCGCCGCGTTTCCAGGGTTGTAAGAACCGATGGACCGCCTGCCTTTAATTGGTGACTTCGTATAGAATACAGGATTCGGAATGCTCTTACTTAAATCAACCATGATATCACGGAGCAGCTTAACCTTTCCACCATAAATCGGAGCAACATTGGTCCGGACGGTCTTGACTTTCCTGCGAACCTTAGGAGAGCCCACTGGAGGCTCGTAGAACTTATCGGCGCTGGCCTGTTCCCCTTCGTAGGTCTTGGATGTTAAATCCTTGTAGCGCTTGTGTAATCGCTCGTGCTTGGCCTTATCTTCAGGGGTTGCTTTAGCAATTTTAGACTGCATGTCCACCAGCTTCTTTTTGGTGCTGGCTACTGTAGGCTTTTTGCGTTTCTTGGGGGATTGTTGGGGTGTCTGGCCCCAGTCAGCTGGATAGCCCTTATCAGGATCTATTTTTGGACCGGGATCGCTGGTTCCGTCTGGGATTGACTCGCCTGGGATTCCTGTTCCTTCAGTCGTTTCTCCCGGAACGCCTGGAATTGAGGATCGTCCTCCATCTGGATCATCAAGTCGTAAACCTGAGTCCGCACGGATTTGATCAATTCTTTTGCGTCCTTCTTCGGTGCTTCCATATTCAAATATAATTTGAATATTTTTCAAATCATCACCATCAAACAGAAAATCGTTAGAAAGTAGCTCTTGAACCTCAGGATTTTGGAAATTATCCGGGGTTATGCCATTCTTGTCGATCATATCAAGCGCATACATGAATTTCGCATCACCCGTCAAAGCCTCGTTGACTTCCGGAGTAATGTCGTCGGCCGCTACTTGTTTCTTCTTTTTGGAAATCAATGATGCGGTTCTTTTGTTCAGCGATTTCCCGGTAAGTTCTTTATACCTCGCGTTTATTTTACTTAAAACCGGGTTTCCATTGGGTTGAAAGATTGAGGCTGATCCACCTGGATGATCCTTCATGAATTCCCACACATCATCCGGGCTTATCTCGGTGCCATCACCTTCCGGATTTAATAACAGACTGGCATCCTGAGCGACCTGATCAATGGAGGTCCCCTTCTTTACACCGATATATGACTTGGCCATGTTGTTTGATAAGTTATTCTTATCGCCAACGGTTTCCAGGATAGAGGACTGAAGCACTCTTACGCTACCTAAAATTTCAGCGATCGCGACCTTCTTAGGTTCTATCGTTGGGGAGGTTACTTCATTGGTGTACAGGTCCGCTAATTCAGAAGGATCGCTTACATCTTTGTATTTGTATTCTGTTTCTCCTTGCTCAGGGGTACTTGCTGGCATGGGTTCTGGCTTGGACGGCGTAGCCGGAGGTTCTGCCACTGGCTCTTGAGGCACCTTGTTTTCTGCAGGGGCGAGTTGATGTGGCGGAACAACACTTTCTGCTGAATTAGGATCTACAGGTTTTTGTGCTGGCTCAGCAGCTTTAGCTTCGGCAAAAGATCTTTCCCCTCCAACTTTATTACGAATCGACTGAGCAACGTCTGTTGCCTTATTTACTCCCTGACCCATGGCAACAAGACCGGAGCCACCCACAATACCTTGTGCTCCTGCCTCAACCATTTCTGACCAATCCATTTCCGCAAAAGATTCCCCCCACGTCTTTCCTGCCATCTGGCTTGCACCAATATCTTCAAGGCCAGTTTGAATAAATTCCGTTCCTCCTTCACGACCTCCGGCTTTACTCACCAGTAATGCGCGCTCCTGGAACGCTTTGAAGATCTCCTTTTCATTGAATGCATCTTTTACGCCCTTGGCACCAACGCGATCAAGTAACGCAGCGGAAATACCAAAAACCAAAGGAGCTAATGATTGATCATCACCATCCTGGATGATTTGATCGAAACTTTTCCCCGACTCTTCAGAGAGTTTTCTTAAGCCATCCATATAGATGGATCCAACCTCCTGAACAAATGAAGATCCTCCTCCTGTGGCGATGGTTAATGGTATCTGGCCAGTGGCTTGACCGAGTGCTGAGAATACCCAATTCAGCCCATCAATAGGATCCTGAATTTTATCAAGTTTATTAACAAGATCTTTTTTGTATTCAGCTCCCTGGTTTTGAATGGACTCTGCCTGAAGGATTAAATTCAGCTTCTTTTTCAGGTTTCTGCGCTTCAGTTCTTCAGTAGGATTTTTCCCCTCCCGCATATCTCTGATCTGATCTCCTATTCCTGAAAATTGGCCACCCCCTGTACTTGATTCGCTTATTTGTGCGGCCGTTAATGACAATGCAGCTGAAGGAATATCATAACGCATAACTCCCCAAAGTGATTTGGCTCCTGATACCAGCGGATTACGTTCTTTGTTTTTATCAAAGTCAGCTTCGGCCTGTGCTTCAGCTTCGTATTGCGCTTGTTGCTGTTGCGCTTTCTCTTGCTGAGGGCGAGTTCTTTCGTTGTAACCGGAATAGTTTTTCTCTAACTCTTCACGATTAATAGTTTGCGCTTTATTAACGATATCACCGTACTGACTGGTTTTTAATTCGGCTTCTCGATCGATCTCCTTTACGCTCTTGCCAACAAGCATTTTGCTTAACTCCTCTGCAGGGAGCTCCTGCCAGGTAACAGGAGTTCCATCCGGGAATGCATATCCCGATAACTCCTGATTTAGTTTCTCAAGCTGCTCGGGTTTAAGATTTAGGTCGTTAATTAATTTTGATTGAGCATCAACATCCGGCTTCTGTTTGGTAAGAAGCCTTTTGAAGTCAGCGACTTGTTTCTGTTGGGCTGTAGGTGGACCTGCTATTCGATTTTTGGCAGCAACTTTAAGCTGCTCCTCCAGTTCATTAACTTCCGGGGATGAAGCCTGTGAGCCAATGCCACCAGGTGATCCAGAAAGGTCTTTTTTTTTTAGAGGCTCTGCAGTCTGTTGGTCCATGACGTCATCTCTGAAGCCATCAAAACCAACCTCCTTCAGCTGAGGATTGTTCTTTGTCAAACCCTCATACACAACACGCAGGTTGTTCTCATCCTGCATATCCTCATAAAAAGCATCAAACCCAGCCTCTTTGAGCTGGGTGTTTTTTGATGATAAACCTTCAAATATTGCTTTTAACCTTTCGCGTGGATCGGTTTGCACCATCTGTTCCATTTTAATATTTGAGTTTAGTGTAGTCTACTTTGGAAGGGGATGTTCCTCCAGTGTTACCTTTCTTTGCCTTATGAATCTCCGATAAGCGGTCATACTCCTCAACCGGGATCACTTCAGTTGAGCCATCATGATATGTTACCTGGATCCCTAAATCAGAAGGGAAAAATCCATAGCTTTTTTTCCGGGATACACTTTGTATTCTCTTTCCATTAAGGACCTTGCCCTTCATTTTATCAAGATCCTGATAACTCTGCCACGATTTTATTTGATCCTGTTCAGCATTGGCAGTCTGTTCATTCATATACGAACGATCAATTCTCGAAGAAAAGAGCTCATTATCCTTTTTCTGGTTCAGCATTCGTAATTGATCGTACCCAATCTTAAATCCACCTTCCGTTTTAGATGTGTTGAAAATTCCATTGAGCTGCGCTGCATTCATTTCATCGATACTGATTCGTTCAGTTTTAGGTCTTCCTCTGTCACTGTACTTAACTCGAAATACAATTTGATCATCCGGGGAGTTCTCAATCTCATCATCGAACACTTTCATGGCGCCAGGCTTTGTTGTACCTGGAACAAAAGAAGCATCAAGTATCTCACCATCACCAAAACGTGCGTTAGCAACTATATAACTCAACGCGGCTTGAGCTTGAGGCGATGGATCATCTCTTCGTGATCCGTCCTCATCCCAAAAGGCGTTAAGAATATTCCCAATGTTTTTCATTCGCTCAGTTGCTTTCGGAATATCCTTTTTGGGTATCCCTGTTTCATCAGGCTGATTGGTGTATGCCCCAGGATAAAACTTAGATCCTGGCCGAACATTCTTATTGAATCCTCCACCAAGTGCTTTGAATCTGCTTGCAAGCCATTCACGCGGATCAATCCCCTGCTCCTCTGCCATCTGTTGCAGTCTCTGCTTTGCTAATGGACTTCCTGCAAATGAATTCAACACATCATTAGTGATGTTCATTTGAGGATTACCCCATTCGTCTTCCACTACTCCGGAAGTAGTATTTTGGTCTTTCTGATAAAGCTGGCCTTTAACTTTTAGCTCGATATCGTCAGTTTCCGTTCCTAAAGCTGTGTTTCGTTTTTCAACCCAGTTGAACACGTTATCCTTGATGTTGCCATAAAAATCTGTTGCATACTTATCCAGATTAAAACCGGCCGGATCTTGCTGATAAACCTGTGCGATTTGATCAACGTTTATCTGATCAAGAGGCTTTCCATTGCCATGGGCATCCATGATACTATCCCATATCTTTGGAAAATAATACGTTTGGTCCAGGTAAGGATTTTTTTTAATCTCCTCCATGGTCGCATTGATTTTCTCCTGAATGTAAACTCCTTTCCTGGCCAGGTCATTCACCTTCTCCCATTGCGTCTTGTTCCAGGCTTGGAATTGAGGATTATCAGTACCTCCACTCGAATAATACTCCATTACCCTGTTCCTGTGCTCCTGAGCTGCATTGAGCACTTGTTGATTGAATGGATGGAAGGTCTTTTCAGGTGATACCGATATCACCTCAAACATTTTTTTGTCGCGTTCTTGTTTTGCCAGCTTGGCTTTCTCCGCTTCAATCGCTTTCTTCTTTTCGATATCTGCCATTCGCGACCTTACGGCATTAAAAGGATTCCCCTCTCTGCCAAAAATCTGAGCGGTACCGGTTGCTTCCCTTCCTTGGTAAACTAAAGATTGTGGATCCATGAATTATTGGATTGATGAGTATAAGTTATGACGAGCGTAACGAGGATCATATATCGACTCCATGCCAAACATTGGGTCTAATTTTTCAAGTCCGAATCCAATCTTCTTTGCTTTCGGCATCTCAAGTTTATCAAGACCAGCATCCTGGATCTTCCCAGCTTTTTTAAATTGATCAACGCGATCGGCTGATAACATACCTGATTGTTTTTCAAGCCTTGTTAATCCGGCTTTGTTTCCTAAGGTTGTTTCTTCGAAAGATTTATCCGGAAGGAGTGAGACCATATTTTCTCCCAACGTTGTTATCGCGTTGTATTGGTTTCGCATTGACGCACCAAGTAGGGCAGATTTAGTAGCGCGGTAGGCATCCATGTTTTCTTGCTCATATCGTCCTTGATGGAGTAACAATTGATTAAGATGGTCACTTCTGTTGGCCCGGTATGCTGAATCGGCAACAGACAAATCTTTTAGCAGCTCCTTCTCACGTGCATCCGCATCAGCTACACCTTGTTGTATTACCCTGCCGTTTCCGCCAACTCGTTTCATCGCATCGATTGAATCTGTTGTGCTCTGTCGGATCTTTTCAAGTCCACGGGTATAACCAGGACTAAGAGAGATGGAATCTCTTCTTGCGTTCGACACTGCCTCCTTAACTCCTGCAGGAATGTAGTTGCTGGGCTTAAGGTCTTTTGCCTGTTCCTTTTGTTTGTGGGACTGATACATTTGGTATCCGGCTTGTCCTATTGCTACCAAGGCAGGTATTAATGGTGCTGGCATAGTTGAAATTTTTTAAATAGAAAATTCTAATGTTTTAACTACTAAGTTGATCTCACTCAAAGGAGCTTCATCTATTCTGTTGCAAATCACTTCAAGCTCTATAAAATGCGAAATGATATCATCTCCGGACCTGAGAGCAAGTTGGTGAGCCTCGACAATTGAATTAATGTCCTTCAGTATCGCGGCCACATACTTTCCTTTCTCAAGAGAAAAGTCATTAGCGGGAATAAATGTTTCCTGCCCTTGCGGAGTGTAGATGCGAATCACCGCAAATTCATCACTGTTTAAATCTTGAGCGATCTGCCCTCTTAGGTGAACATTTAAGAACAGCTTCTCCTTTGATAACGCTGGGTTACAAATAAATCGGGCCTTTCTTTCGTATTGAACACCATAGAAATTATTATACGGAACATTTTTGGAGTTGTGAATCCAGATTTGTCCTTGATTGAAACTGAGGAAGTCATTGTTCAATGCCTGGTACCTCTCACCTAAAAAAGAATACCGGGTTGTCCAGATATTATTTTTAATATTGAACGCCCAGGTTACTCCTGTGATAACCTTCACTGAATTAACAATAACATCAGGGAAAGTTATCACATATTCTCCGGCGGTGTGATCAAACCCAGCTACTATCTTCACCGTGTTCCGGTATGGAAAATACTGAAGTCCCTTCTGTTGGAAATAGTTTTCAAGTCCATAAATGGAAACAGGAAACAACCCTGCCTTTGTATACCTTACGACCGCGCCTCTAATGCCATCCCACCACAATGCCATTCCGTCGATTACAACTGCTGACTCTGGATTGATAGTCCCATACCGACCTCCCAGCTGCCTATCATCACCGATTACCTGATCGATTTTTACCTGGATGAAATCATTACCCTGTTTTAAGATCCCTTCTCCAACATACAAACTTGTAGTGTTACGCTCATGGATGGCCAGTAAAACATCCTGTACTTTGAGCAGCATTCTGATCTTTGATCGTTCAACCGCTACAGGATAATTGTTTGTCGCTATGAACGTAGACAATCCATTTATCTTAGTGTTCTGGATATAGGGTTCGGAAAATAGGACGTTATTAAAATAGTCCTCTTCTTTTGCGCCTTTTAATTCAGTATGAATTCTACCAAAATCTGCAGCCGCCTTCGTGTAATCAAGTGTCTTCACTTGCACTCTCGCTTCAGCTTCTCCCGACACTCTTGAGTCCTCTACGTTAACACCAGGTACACCGGTACGGGAAGTCCTTTTATATTGATAAACAGGAATAGGTGTGGATATTTGCTTTGAGGACAAAATTCCCGATGGCGATTCAATCGTTTTAATGGCGGCCGCATCTGGTGTTCCGAAATCAAGTTCAGCGCCGGTGATATTTAACTCAACAAAACTATGATCAACTTCACGTGCATTGAAATTGTAAGTATCACCATAAATGAAGCCAGAAAGGACAGAAAAATTTCCATCAACAACATCAAACACTTCACCAACCTCAAAAAATGTTTCATTCGGTTCCTCGCTGGGCTTAAACACCTCAATGCTGGTATTGTGATACGACCACCACGGAAACTTATAGTTTTCTCCGGCTCTTGGATCGTCAGGCAGATCATCCCGGGTGTACTTCAGGTCAATCACAAGGAACTGGCCAATAACATCTATTACAGGAATGATTCTTTTAGCGCCAGTTGGCCATCCCTTTGAATTAAACCTGACATAACACGTTGTGTCAGGTATAAATGGAACATTCAAAGGAATCTGCAAATAAACATATTGATATGGCGGGATTACTTGATCAGACCAGGTGGTCATTTTCCTGAACATTTTCCCTTCAAAAAAATAGTGGTCGGTTGTTTGTGATCCGTCCGTCTCCCCTTCTCTTATGTCCCGAACATATAAATGAGGATTTGTTTTGCACTGAAAGTAATTACTGTAAGTACGCTCATGAGAAAGTACAATTTGATACTTCGCAGCATAAGCCGGGGGAGTTCCAGATAGGGTCCAGGCAATACGATTCCGCTTTGGTCTATACGCAATGTAGGAATATCCACCACTGGTTACGGTTTCTTGATCTGACTCGAAAGCATATGGAACACTCACCGTTTGAGCATTCTCAACAAATGAAGGCTTCCCAAACTGATCGAAATACACTATTCCAACTCCATAAACTCCTCCCTCTTTAAAAAACAATTTACCTGGTAGACTATCTATGCGTTGTAAGTTTAATGCTGCCGTTAAGATTGCTCCGGAATGCTCATTAAATCCAGATTCATTTTCAAGGATAATGACACGGCTTTCAATTAAGCCTAATGCCTCTGATCTGTCGGGAAGATTATCAAACAACCGAACTTCATCAGCACTGGAGACTAAAGTTTTACTCTCGTTATTTCTAAATGTAACTAAGGCGCTTGGTCCTGTCGGATCAAGCACCGTATTGAAAATCGTATAATCACCATTATTTCCCCTTCTGAATGCAATCTCAATTTTCTTGACCAAGCCTTCCAGTTCTTCAGGAAAAGGAATGGTTACTTGGATTGCGCGTTTCGTTGTTATGACAGCATCAACTCCAATCCCTGGCCATACCAACTTACTCAGTGGGCTAAACACCGTCTCTTCATTGTCCCGGTATACAAAGCGATATGCAAACTGCCACGTATCATTTGATATTAAACTGATCGACGATACCGTGTCGTCGATTAGCTCAGCCGTTGGCGGCAACAATGGAGGATACAACGCAAGGGAAATTTCCGCTTCGTTATAAGGCAAGGTATATTCTCCTGCCCTTGCACGTATGATATTTATTCTCCGAATTCTATTCTTCCGATCATTCCAAATGTGCGTAGAGTCAATAACTCCTCCCTGCACAATCAGAAAGTCCTTATCGTAATTAAGACTACTTCCCTGCAATAATACGCGGAACTGATTGGTTACTTTATCCCATTCAACAACACGGTGATCATTGTTGCTGTTGTAAATGTGATAGATTAGAGTATTCTCTTTTTCGTACTCAAAGGAGCCAATGCAAATATTGTCCCCGGCGGGCAAACTGAAGGATTTAAGCTCGTTTCCCGGTGTGTTACGCAATACACCACGTTTATTCGATACGTCAATGTAACGACAGTTTAAAGCATCAACCATCTCCCCAGGCATATATTCACGCTGCCCATTCTTCTGTGCGTCTGGAGCTGTGTCCTTATTGATCCGAATCGGTATGTATTTCTCTACGTCCGCCATTAAATTTGAACCACTAAAGTGTTACCTGATACCAAAGCCTCTCTCACGTCATCAAGGTCCATGTGGGTTATCCGGTGTTGGTATTTGGTCAATGATTTATTGTACGCACTCTCCGCTCTGGATTTCTCCCCAAGACTATAACGATCATCGTTTTCTTTCCTTTGCCACTTCACCCAATCCTTCAATACCCAGAACGCGTACGGATTAACAACAGTCATGGCTGATGCGTCTAATCCATCGCTAATGTATTCCAGGTAAACTTTTGTATGTCCCTGCACAGTTTCTTTGAAGTTGATGACCCGCTGCTTCCAATCAACATCAAAGTATCCCAGATAATTGTAGTCAATGTTAACCCCATAGTATTTCGCGACACCAACCCCGTTATAAGTATAAAAGGGACTCATGTCCCCGATTGCTACTACGTTGTTTATGTCACGGTACGACCTGTTCTCCTGTTTGACTCCATTCACTTTATCATGGAGTTTTGAGATGAAAGAATCTTGAGTGAGAATTTTTATCAGATCCCCACACTTAAACCCAACACGGACCCAATCCACCATATCCATTGGAAAATCAATTTGCTTCCATGGTTTGATTTCGATTTCGACAGTCTTAACCTCGCAGGACGCATCAAAACTAAACTCCCGCCATCCTTCCATCGCCAAGTGCAGATAGTACTCAACACGCTCATTTCCTTCATGAAGATCTTTCGCCACCGAGTAGGCAACCGCGATCAAGGAATAAAATCGGCTACGATCGAACGTCTTACTTAGGTTGCTCATTGACAGCTCTTAGGTTAGGGTTTCCATCTGCAATACGGTCCTGAGGGAATTTATTCACTACTCGTTGGGCAACGATGTCCCGGATACGCGCTACGTTTTCAGGAAGCACAGGAAGGGGATCGTTATTACCAATCGAGTCAGGCGCGGGAACGATCAGTTTTAAAAAGACCTTGAAGATTTTATCTCTCTTGATATCGCGAACGAAAAATATTCGCATGCCCTCCAGGTAATACATATAAATTCCCTCCACATCTCCAATCGGCAGGTGTGCCGATACTTGCGGGTTGGCAACCTGTACCATTGATTGTTGAAGGTGTTTGGCTTCGGGCTTAACCGGAACCACATCGTGTATGCCGCGGTTATGTTTTAACGAAAGAAAGTTTTCGGACACACCAATATATGCGCGCTTTGATACATCATCGATCAGGACATCAACCACGTAGGTAGCAACAAAAAGCCCTACAGAAATCTTGTCATCCTGATGCCCTTGTCTTCTTTGAAGGATTTCAAGTTTAAGGTCCTCCCGCATAGCATCACGGTACTCCTTTGCTATGTAGTCAGGATCATAGGGAGAATCGTCTGGAACGTCTCCTCCACTAAGTCGTCTGATAATCAGTTCGACTTCCTGGTTAATTGTCGTCATTTACGTTGCTCCTGCGATTTAAACAATTCCATGGCCTGAACCAGTTGGCCCTCTCTGAGATTAACACCAATTACCGAAAGTACCCGGTGAAGTAAATCAGGGTATAACAACGGACTAAATTCAATGTCTACCGACTCCGCATCATTATACACATACCTGTTGCCTACAACCGTGTATGCGTATTTTGGCCTATCGGGCATTTTAAAATATAGCAGCTTACATTTTGTTAATGATAAGGGAAGTACCTCAAGCTTTTGAACGGGAGGTACGGCTGTATTGAATTCAACACGAGCAATGGGACGATCTGCTGATACCGGACCAATTTTTCGATTAACCCGATATGCCCATTTGTCATCAAGCACAAGGTCTATTTTTGTTGTTCCGTCTTCCTTATATAAAACCCGATGATGGGCGTAGTCACCTGGAAGAGTTCCTGATCCAGCGGTAAGGGTAATTTCTCTTTGACGTTTGAAGGGAGTGAGAAATGAATCTATCTTTTTTGTCTTACCGTAATGATCGATCCATTTATTGTATGTGTCCAACACAGTGAAATATAATGCGGAGTCAATCTTCTCCGGAGGTCGCTGGCTAGCGATATGATTTCCCTCAACGAAAGAAAGGAACGTATAAAACTCTTGAATAAACTTAGCCAATCATATTGTCCCGTTTAAGTAAATACTTTTGAAGCTTAACTATCACATTAAACGCAAGTGGCCCACTGCCTGTTGATCTGGTTGTGAACGCGTGAAACTGACCATGTGGGATAAATTTGACGGGAGATAACCGAACCTTTCTCTTATTAATTGCGGCAAGCTTAACTTCAATCTCAGCCGCTTTCTTGTGTTTCCTGTAACTCCAGGCTACTTCAGTTCGGTTTGCAAGAACATGCTTCTCCGGGTTCATAATCCCATACGAATTCATGAGGATCTTTATTGCCTCTTTCCGGTTCTCAACAATTTGATCAACACATAACTTCAGATCGATGAAGTCCAAAAAAACATCAGCATCCAGGCCTGAATTCACGCAGGCTGACATCAATGATTGAAGCTCTGTAACGCTTCTAACCTCAACCTCCATAAAGGCTGACCTTGGATTTTTAATGTTTTTCGAGGATTCGTCCATGACTTATAGACCAAAATTAATTGTTTTACAGCTTCGTCAAAGTACAATTCATTTTGAATCGTCCTTCTTCCGTTATAACAAAAAGGCCATCCGCATTTTTTACAATAGAAACTGGCTCATCAATAACATGAGGTTCTTGAGGCTCTTCTGTGACAGGGGTGCCTGCTCCATCAATAAACTTAAAGTATTCTTCAGGTTTGTAAGCATGTACCCATACATTGTGATCCACACCTGTATATGTTTTCAGTTCGGCATTTATTCCAGCCCCAGCTAACGCACTTATAAATTTATCCGCATCGCTTTTTTCAAAAGTTATTGTGTTGTCAGCAAGTCCATGCCACCATTTCACAATGCTTCCTTCGAATAACTTGATATCTGGAGTTTGCCCAGTCCAGCCACACACTATCCCATACGATTTAAAATAACCTGGCTTATTGCCATTCCATTCGTAAGCATGTTTTGCGCCCCCGATGGTTCCGTTGCCTCCGAGGCTTAAGCCAGTCAAATGCTTTTCTTCATAACCGAGCGAATCAAGATAAGCAAACAACGACCTAAATACCGAACGATTCCAGGAATCACCATTCAATTGTGGGACAATAATCTCGTGGTCACCTTCGTAGCCTGAAGGGTTAATAACATCGCCTGATTTCGCATCAACTCTCCGCAACAGTTTAGGTATCTCGTGCCTTTCCACAATAGATAGAGGTCCTCTGTCGGCAATCTCGCCTAATCCTGGAAGGAAAAGAATTACGCCTTTCGCAATTTTTGTTTCAGGAGTGTAACGATACAGCTCACCTGATTTACCATATTTTCCGATATGTCTCTTCATAATTAAACAAGATTAATGATCCCTTCAGCGTTCCATTGAAATGTGAGTGTTCCTGCTTGCGCGGTGATTCCTCCTGCCCCAACGTCCTCGACCGCGATTAAAGGTGAAGTTGCCGCGTTACCGGAGTCGAGGTATAGCACTAGGTAGCGAAATACTTTTTGTGCGGTAAGCGTAAAAGTCACATCGTTTGCATCGAAGACGCCTTCGTTGTCAGTAGTATCAACGGTTGTTGATTTACCGGCAAGCGTTGCTCCGCCTGTCGTATAGCCATTACCGTTTGCCAACTCATTACCGTTTATGTCATCCAAAAATTCGTCGGTGTCCAAATTGGGCACATAGTCATCTGTAAGCAACATCGCCTTGATGGTGCCTGATCCGAAATTAATTCCCGCGTCGAGAATCTTCTTTTTTGCTGTGTTGTAAATATTCATTGGCGTTTAATTTTATGCGCTTTCTAAGAATTCAAGCAGATTCCATTGCCAGTTTCTAACTGGGGATCCCGTGCCAGAGCACCATGCTTCAATCTCTATCTCGTTAGATTCATTAGGTGATACCCAGTCAAATTCCATAAAGCGAAAAGTATTAGTCTCCGAGAACTGAACTATAGTTTCATCACCCTGCACCCTTACAGTGGCTTCAGATTTATCATTATAATTTCCGGATCCAAAACCGTGATAGACTGTTATTTTGTATTGCTTTGAAGGATTGAGAGCTTGAAGAGTCATCTTACCTGGACTTCCCGACGTTGCTACATTACCTTGAATCCGTAACCCGTCGAAATTGTGAGTTTTCTCAAACCCTGAAAACTTATGGTTGCACCTTGCTGCTGTGTTGATCCGATCTGCAGGAGCAGAGGCAAACTGAGTGTTGATGAGCAAATCATATGGAGATGCGGCGTTGGTATCATCTGACAGATTGGTAAAGGATGAGAACGCAGATCCGGAACTCATGTTCATCGTTCTGCCAACAGTATGATCTGTTGTTAATGTGCTCCCAAAATCAACTATGAACCGACGTCCTCCACCATCAATCACCAACTTTAAATTTGTTAACCTTGTCTCAAGGTCTGTTTTGGTTGATCCGGCTGATAATCTTCTTACCTGTTGTTTTGCAAATCTCCAGTTTTGAATAGTGGGTCGCGTCTCTGCATAATCAACATGAAGTGTTGCATTTTCCTCAACGTCCTGGCTAAGCCTCCATAGCCATTCAACAAAGTCAAACAGCGCCGTTCCATTCCCATCAGTGCGATATTGTCTGCTGTAACAGTTCGTGTTCCATAAAGTAGAATTATGGCCATTGACCAGAACATTTCCCCAAATAGCCAATGTTTCCGGAGCAACAGTATAATTTAATGCTTGTGTGCTATTTAATACCGATTGATTTGGTATCGTCGCCGTAGTATCATTGGTGGCGGCGACCCATAACATCGGCGTATTGATATAATCAGACCATGTGTGGCCACTGCCAAGATCACTCGCTACAATCACATGCCCTGCACTGCCTGGAACTTCAATCTCTGTTACGCCATCCGACAACGTCAATGTTCGTGTTTGATTCCTGTCTCGGAGAATTGTCCTACATATAAACCCACCTCGTGACAAGCCGGTGTCATAAATCCGATTAAGGTTAATGCCAAATTCCTCATACGCAAATACAATCAGATCATCATAATCAGCGTCTACCAAAAAATCATTTGCCGTTATCTGAGGGTAAAGGAAAATGCCCTGAGTTGGCTGATCGAATCCGCGATTGACATAGTATGGATGGCCTGCCTCAAAAAGATCGCTGTGCTGGTACGAAATTGTTATTGATGCTCCATTTGCTGGCGGTGTATCAAATAATAAACTGAACGAACCATTGGTGGACGAAACATCCATCGTGCCGGAAACGCCATCGCCTTCAATTGTTCCTCCAATCTTTCCTCTTGCAACTTCAACACCGGCAACCTTAATAACCACTGAAGTGGAAAGAACATCTTCCACACCATTTGCAAAATTACCTCCAAACGTTGTGTCGGATCCATCGCCAGTCCCGACACTCAGATCTGTATCCGTACTAACAACTCCTTTTCCTCCATCTCCATGATAAACGATATAGAGAGGAAGATTTGTTAAATCAGCTAACGGAGGAATATACACGAGTACATCCTTCATGCTTCCAGCACTATTGAATTTGGTAAAATACAATTGTGCTTCCGGTTGTGGCCCTGGGCCGGATTCATAAATAACTGTTGGAGATAATCCAAGGATCAATCCCTGTCCCAACCCAATTGATTTTAAAATTCTTCTGTCGGGTGACAGTCCGTATAACTGAGTAATCCCTAATGAAGATAAATACCGTAGGTTTTTCAATGGACTTAAACCATTGACTGAAGTATACACCGGCTGTCTACTAGACACCATTCTCTTTGTTGAATTGATACCACTAATCGAAGCGGATGCAATAGAAGCTGTTAATGATATGTTTTTAGATACAGCCAACGCGCTCAGATTCAATTCTCCAACGCCAACATTTACAATTGTTGTTTCCTGGCTTTGGAGTTGCGGAGAAATTGCATCCACTGACAATTCTGTCGCAGACACAATTATAACTTGCGTTTTAGTAGAGTCAAGTCCGGCTAAACTTAATGAAGCAACCCCCACAGGCACAATATGGCCTGACGAATGAATTGTTGACATTAATAAGCTACGACTCATGATTGAACCTGGCTAATTGTATAAAGGATTGTGGTTGAATTAAAATACTCGCAGATAATAAAATTGTCTACGTTGGTTACGTAAGAACCATTGAGCCTCTTGAATTCTGAAGGCCATGCCGGCTCCTCATCATCGTTATGACGAATGGTTTGAGATATCCTTTTTCCATTAACAACCGACACGGTTAATGGTCCTGTAAGCGCAGCTTCTACTCCATAACTACGAAGACGGTCAAAGGTGATTTCATTTGATTCTGTCGCGAGAGCGCCAATTTCATTCCAGGCTTCTGGAAGCAACAGGTTAAAACCGAGAAATTTCTGTTGCTTGTATCCATAGATCTTGAAATAATTTTCAAGAAAGTTAAACGTAATTGGGCTGTTCGGCCTGCCTAAAAAGGCCTCTGGTGAGGTTAATTGAAAACCATCAATGTTGTCGAATTTTACTGAACTCAGTGGAAATTGAGGTAGCAACAATTTTACTATCCCCTGAGCAAAACGCCCTCCTGATATGACGCGTATAACAAAATCATCAGACGTGATGTCGAGAAACAGGCTTTCTTTAGGTTCTAAAAAGCGATCAATCGCTACGGAGTTGAATGCTGAAAAAGTGTGTTGTGTTCCGGTGTCTGTAGTTAGATTAAAAATAAGTAACGCCTTACCATTGTCACCCAGGATATAAAGGTTGTCTCCTCTTTTCTGGACTGTTCCCATGAATGAAAATAAATCATACACCTCATCGAGCAGCTCCCCATGATTAGTCACATAATTGTATTTCCATATCTTCCCAGTAAGTAACCCGATATAAATATAGTCGCCATGTTCAACCGCTACCTTAAAAGTACTTGTCCCGGGAGCGTCCCCTGTGTAATTGGCTGTTGAGTTATTGATCCTTGTGTTAACATTTGTTGATGGATTAAAGCAATTTAATCCGCTATTTCCTCCAAAATAAAAATTACCATCATTGGCTTCTATTAAAAAACTTGTAGAGAGTAAATAAATGAGGTCTCCTGTATAGTTTTCCTCCGAATTATGGGCTGAAAAGTATGTCTGCTCCTCCGTTTCAAGATTGAGCACACCAATTCCGGTTGAATGAGTAAACACAATAGAGCTTTCATCACTGGTTAAGATAAAATTTCCTATGATCGAACCCAGCAGACTTATTTTTGAGGATGTCTTATTTACTACATCAAATTTGTATAACTGCGAACTGTTAGCGAAGATGTAGAGATTATCACCTACCCGGATGGCATTTGTAAACCTTCCATCAGTTGCGTCCGGAAATACCTCTCCAGTATAATTTTCAGAATCGAAAGAGAACTTCTCAAACTGGCCAATGCCATTGTTTAATTCGTAATACATCCTGAAAATACATGGCTCACATTTAATACCCTGTATTTCGTCAGCATCAAAAATAAACCACTCCTCTAAAATGCCATTTACTTCATCGTTGATTGTTTGAAAAACATCAACAAACCCATTTGTTTTTAATCTGTCTTTGACAATCTCTTCTCCGGAAAAGACCAGAAGCCCGGCCAACGTACCTATATCCTCTGATAACTTGTCGGGAGAAAGTACATCTACGAAAAATTGTTGAGTAAGCCTGAACTTATCGCTAGGAGTTGAATAATTTAACCCTGGTGTTTTCTGGATTAAGTCGTCATCACCGGTGCCGTTCTTCCACCAGTATTCAGTGTCCACAATGATTACCGTTCTTTTTTCCCGAACCGCTTCAGGCACAGCTGCATTCGCTGCGGCAACAGATTCATAAGGTCCAGTCCATTCACTATCGGGACCTGAGGTAAGCCTCTTTAGGCCAAATGGTATTTCTAAGCTCATGATGCTGTTGTAATTTGATGTCGATGATTTGATGAATAAGGAACTCCGACAGTCATCTGATAGATGTTATAGGCCCTATTGGCCCCCCCTGCATCAACCAAGTCGATGGTTCCGGTCAGAACATAAGATGAAGTGATATCGGCATTTAAGGCGTCGAGATCAACGACAGAGGATATGGTAACTCCTGGAGGCAACGCCACAAGGAATTTCGTTTGTGCTGTCCCTGTCTGTAAATTGAAAGTGGAGGCTCCTGTATGATAAGCGCTATTCAATGGTCTTAAATCGTCTGAATCTTCCGGAAACTCCGATACGGGACTAAAAAACCGATAGAATCTAGCAGTGATCGTGAAAATTAAAGAGTCAATATCTTGCTCTGTAGTTTCATCATGCAGGATGCCCTTAAACTGTTGTGTGGCTCCGTTTATATTCAATTGAATTGGAGTGACCTCTACTGCCTGACTTCCGTCATTTGCAGTGTCATTAAGGAGGATTGTCCCCGCAGTAACATCAAAAATATCAATGAAGTCCACATCGCCACTATTCTCATTAATTCCCCATGTGAAAGTTTTGCTCCCTGAGATCGTAGCACCAACCTCCACAGTTACTGCCTGACCTGAAATTGAAAATGATGTGAAGGCTGGATTCTTATATTTGTTCAGCGCGTCAAGTATAACCTGAACGGCAGTCTTCCCACTTGATGGTATAACATCACCATTCTTGTACTTCCCAAAATTTTCACCAGTATCCAATACAACTGTCGTATCAGAAGCAAACAGTGTTGATCCGCCGGTACCTGGAGGACCTTGCCATGGTAACTCAGAACTCCAATGCCCAGATGCGTCGGATAGTTTTTGATAAATCGTCTGAGGAGACACATCGTTTCGAAGAAAGGTGAATCCCTTTAGTTGATCATCATATGCTCCTCTGTTGGCAAGAGAGTCTACAGCTCCAATAACAGGTCCGGAACCGGGAGGTCCCGCTGGACCAAGAATGTTGATGGCAAGATCTGGAGTGAGGGTATAACCATTCAATCCTAAATACCATCTGATTGGGTTTGGTGGATTCGTACCTGGATTAAGTACTGGCTTACTGCCTGATCCCCCTGTCCAATCAATTAATTCTAATACACTCTTTGTGGTGCTAAGTTGAGTTACGGCTAATACTGGAGCCCATCCATTATCACCTAAGAACTTAATACCATTATTCCACCCTGCTGGAACTGTAGCATCCCCGCCACCGGGATTTCTGAAATACAGATATCCGGTATCTTCTTCGAGGAAAGTAAAATTCTCATCCTCTTCATTGTATGCAGCTGAAAACCGATCATTCGAATCTCCTCTTGCTGCAACCAGGAAAGGATCACCTTGCTCACCAGTGTCCCCTTTTATCGATCCAAGGCTTTGCCACACCTCTTCATCAGAATACCTCCACTCAAGGTCGTCTCCATTGCGCTGTAAAACGATCTCTCTTGCATCATCTGAAGCTAGGGCCAAAATCTGATTATTGATCGAATTAAGCACAGACGCCAATCCAGATACATTGGCAATTGAATGCGTGTGCCCGGTTTGAGAATACGCGGCTAATATTGTTGTTAAATCGGCACTGCTGATTTTAGCATTCCAGTTCGTCCGGTCCTCAGTGCTTACGTGTACTCCCGTGCCTCCAATGCTGTTAAAATGCGTTAACAATGATTGTATTCGAGTTAAATCATCAGTCGTCAAAGCATTTAACACAACGCTGTTAGAATGCGTGTGAAGCCTGATATCATCCGTATAAACAACTTCATCCAAAAAGCCAGGAGGCAGTATGTCATCCGGACCAACTTGATTGTCTTCAAGTGCCGTAATTCTTGCGCTTAGGTTCGTGTCTGCCGCTATGCGTGCAAGAATTTCTGCAGCCAGATCAGTAGCCGTTGCGTAACTCCCGGATGGAACGTTTAGATTCTCAATGATCGGCATTGAGAATGAAATGTAATTTTCTGCTAAGACCTTATTAAGCTCAAGCCAGTAATTGAAAAAATCAATTGTATCGCTAACCTGCCTTTCTGTTAATCCTCCGTAAGCAGAATCTTGCAATAAGTCTATGAAGTCGTAAGTCTCCGAAGCTTTCAATAATAAGTCGTCACTGCGATCGCTTTGATATCCCGAGTAATCAAACTCTCCAATAAGTTCCTTTTGAAGGGCCCGGACTTTTGTTCGTGCTTTAGCTACGAATTCAGAAATTTTAGTTGTTAACGTTGCCATCTAAATTCCCCATGCTTCAATGAAACCACTATTACGATAAGAAGCCCCTCCTGCAACTCTTTCAGCTGAAAGGTATATTGTCATAAATTCATTTGCAGGAACCGAAATCATGGCCTCGACAGGAATTACCCTTCCTCGAAAATCAGATCCTTGAATTTCAGTCACTCCAACTTTGTTCTCATCTGCCGTCGTCAAAGAGATCGAGGTCCAGTCAGAATCAGGATTGTCTCCCGGTTTGTATCTAATCCGAACTAGTATAAGTGCTGGATCCCCGGTTGTTGAAAACTTCACAAAGCCCACGGTAGCAAAGACTCTAAACATGCGTGAGGCATTGTGGGTGTTTTGAAATGTCAATCGTCTAATAAAAACATGGCCTGACGATTCCGACATTGCTACAGTTGGAAGCGTAGCGCGTAGGCCGCTAAAAGCATATTGCTGTGGCCTCATGTTGGTACTTGGACCTGACGGACCACGCTTGTCAACAGCATTCGCTAACGTGGTTAATCCGGTTGACCCAACATAAGAAGAATCAGTATTCGCCGCAGGTTTGGTCCCTTGTCCACCAACCCAATCAATAACTTTTTCAACTACCCTTTGGTTATCAACTATGTTTGCTATAATAGGACTCCAACCATTATTTCCTGATACCGCAGGAGGTGGAGTGTCCCCATTCACGCGATTTGGATCTCCGTATGAAGATGATAATGGATTGTAGTTAACTCTTGTTAGAGTGGCCGGGTCTGCAGCAACGTCTGTTCTTAATAAGAAAAACGCAGAGCACATATAAGTTGCATCCTGACCACCGGTGCGTGCAGTTTGGCTTATTGTCCATCCAGTAGGAATAAGGGATCCTGTGCTAGGTATTGCCGGGGCAGTTGGAATACCATCAACTGACTCTTCAACATTTTTAAAAATGAATAAGTTAATGCCTCCGTTAGGCCTGGCTGATTCTGACCTTAATCTTATCTCGCCTCCCCATACACCGTTTTCCCGAATAATACAAAACCAAGCATTTGTTCCGGATTCAAAGTAATTAATATTAAGGGCCAGTACTTCTGACTTAGTTAAGGTTCGTGGTGTAAAGTCTGTCGGGTTTCCAGGATCAGATGATCCGTTGCCCCAATATAGAATTTCTAATCCGACAGCATCCGCGAGATCAGTTAATGTGACGCGATCCTCTCTTGTAATCTCTCCAAATTGAGCAACCACCTTAAGTACGGCATATGTCGAAATACTTGAGCCCGAAATGTAAGCCGATGCCGCCTCTACATCACTGGTCCCTAAAGTGGTTCCATCACTCTTTTTAATTCCATTGGTAATAGCAGCTCCTGTTGAGTCAAGGAGTGTCCATTTGAAAGACACATCGGTTGTATCAAGAACGCCTCCTTTGATGAACTGTCCATCAAACTTGTAAAGCCCGGTGTGGTTTCTAAACGTGTTCCCATGGACAGATAAAATATCAGCAACAAACGCACTTGCGTCATCTTTCGCATCACGTAAAAGGATGTTGGCCGAATATGGTGCACTTGGATTTGATGTGTGTGAAATTTCTGTCGTGTACTGCTGCGACGTGTTTATCCCTAACGGAAAAACCTTTAAAGACTTGCCATCAGCACTCACCTGGTGATAGGCATTAAAGTTAACACCAAGGTTTATCGCGTACCGCGTGTCTTCATCAAACACTATTTCGGTAGTTCCTCTAAACCATTTCACCTCAGTGAATCCTGTGGTAAGCTCAGTTACTCCCTTGAATAATTTCGCGGTGATATCGATAGAAGCAATGTTGTCTTCGAGGTTTCCTGATGAGTTTCTTACCTCATAAAATATGTCACCGGGAGTAGCGTCGAGCACGGCCAGGATTGCATCTAAACCATCAAACCTCCGAGGGAAAGACCATGCCGTTTTAAATGAGCCGTCTGAATATTTCGTACACTTACTCATATACAGGATATGAGTGTCACGGTTATAATCAGGCGAAGCATCACTCCAGTCGTTTGGACTTGCTCCTCCTACAGGAATAGGCAGTGTCGGGATGGAGCTGGTTAAGTCACCTTGAGTAACTCCTATCGGAAATGCCTTAAATACAAAATCGTCAAACTCACCACTTTCCTGATCAATCTTACTGATTGTCCAATTCGATGATGATGAACTGGTCCTGCTGGCCATGTGAGTGTCAAGGCCGGGAGTATAGTATCCCCTCCAGAATGTATCGTTTAAGAAATCGGTATTACCAGGTGTGTTTCCATAACGAACCAGGATAGGATCATCACTCACCAGGATAGGAATATCCCACTCTGATTTAAGGATTCCGTAAGGGTTTCTTAACGATTGTGAGCGGTATAAATTTTCGGTTAATATCCTGGTTTCATAATCATCACCAGGAGTTGTTAACCATCCTGTTGGCAATTGTAGATAGTCAGCAGGTTGTATTGGTCTGCCTGGGGCTGGATCATTTTTATCAACCCAACGAAAGATAACATCGATATACTGGTTGGCTTCATAGTCCCCACCCGCTGAAAGAGAAACTGGAATGCCCCATGGCAATGTAGATCCGGATCTTTGTCTGAACCACACATGGTTCAGCGTTGGATCAAATTCATTAGCCCATATTATGTCAGACGTGTTGCCACCGGTATACGCCGCATCAGTTGGATACCCAGCCTGATAAGCTTCAGAGGAAATTTCAGTTGGAAGGAATTTTGGCCGCTTACCTTCAAAGCTTGGTGCATATTGGGTTTCAATTGTGCCCTCGAAATTGCTTTGACCTTGCGGTACCGGTATCCAGTAATCTGAGAGAACATATCCGGAAACTTCATTAACCCTGGTGTTCTCAGGGGGCATCTGTCTCAGGTAGTACTTTGTCCTGGGATGAATGGTCCCTCCTGACAGCGCATGTTCCGAAACAATTACCTCCATGTCCTTGGCCAGATTGGAGTAAGGGATATCAGCGAGTGCCTCCAGTGTCGGTACCGGATAAGTTGCCGCCTTAATTGTCCGTGCATCTGCAACAGGAAAATCCTCTGACGTGGGCCATATGGTACCTCCAAAAGGCGTAATGCCCACAAGGGCATTTTTAATTGAAGTCAGTAAATTACCAAATGCTCCCATTATGAAAGTGTAATTAAGTAGGTCCCAGGATCGAGTTTATTTGCAGTGCGTTTCACCCAGCAAGAGATGATAAGAGTTTCATCGTGGATGTTGGTTACATCAACACTGGCGAGATCCAATAGTGGCAATGTCAGACCATTTAGAATCGCTCCTGCGATTCCCTGTGTTCCTACAGGTCCGCACCAATAAATGTATTTCGCTGTTAATGGTGAGCTTGGAATGACATAAGATTTTTGTCCGCCGTATTGCTGAATGATGTTGTCATTCAGTGTTTTCGCAACCAATGCTTTTATCTGCGTTTCTGTAAGTAACGCATCGCTTGCATATCCGCGATAAAAGGCATGTTTAACAGGCACTCCGGAGCTTACAATAGTGCTGTTGCCTTGATTATCAATTGCGGATAAAATATGATTCTCCGCTACACCAGGAGTAGTTCTTTTTACATTCTCTTTCTCGAAAGTAAAAGGTGCTGTAAGATCCAATCCTTCCGGATCTGGACTGATAGACCGACTTGAAATTGTATGAGTTCCCGCCGTTATGCTTCCGGAGAAAACCACTGACTCCTTCGTTTCGCCAACCTCCAGTGTGCCGGCATCATTGGTCAATATCACAATAGGCTTAACCAGATTGTAGTCATCGATCTCGAAAACCTTCTTACCGGCCTCATTGAGTTCGCTAACTTTAATCGGCACATCCAGACCAGGTGCAGTCCGGACAATTATAGATTCAGCTGGATTTAATGGATTGACAGAAGGAACACCTGATTGCCCCGATCCACAAGAACAGCTTCCTGATGCCGTTGGCAGTGATATGTTACTCATTTAAAAGTACCTCACTCTCATACTTTAAAATTTCTTCTATGTTGGTTTGTGCCTCATTAAAGGCCTGATTGCAAAATGCATCCATTGCAGATCGATGAAGCCCATCAACATATAAACACCGGAATCGAGCATCATCGAGTTCCTCTTTTGGAATCTCGTTTTTCTTATAGGCGCGAAGCTTCAGAACCTTTTCAGCCAGGAGTTGATTTTTCAATGAAAGAACTGCTGGAGTTGAAATCGTTGTGTCGCTATGCTGAATAACATTTGCGTTTCCAATGATTTCAGGCAGAGATCTGACAACCCATTCTCCTAAGACCATCTCTTTCACGAAAGGTTCTGATGGGTTTTCTATATCGTAAACAACGTCACCATCTTCATAGGTAATCTGATCATCATAAAAAGTCAAAGCAAATACAGTATAATCTATTATACCATTTACGGCTCTTGACATTGCGATCGTAAAGGTTGCGACAGAAGCGGGGTTGTATGCCTGGACTGACGCGGTTACATTACCCGCAAGTAGTTTATGCACGGCATAAACTAACAATGCAATCGTGCTCCGCTCAGGATTAGGAGATCCGAAGCCTCCTTCATTCTCCTCCGCATCGTAATCACCTGTTGATTCACGAACCTCTAAGTAAACTTCAGTTCCAAGAGCATTTTGTGAAGGTTTTGATTTTAGAATTAACATTTATGAAGATTGTTTACTGAAAAAATAAAAGGCCGACCATCCAAAGTAGTCGGCCCTGGCTTGCTGCATTTCAAAGAGCAAAAAGCACTAAACTATTTCTTCGTACCGAAACTCTTCGGAGTGCCTTTTTCTAAGTTCAGCAAAGTGTTGTGATCCTTCTCTTGTAATGAGAAAACTCATTAAGAACTTACGAGGATCATCACCCGGTTCGACTTTTACAATATTTACCTTACCTGGTTTCCCGGCATTACGCATCCATACCCACGTCCTTATATCTTCGTGATCAGAGAATAAAATCCATTGATGCTGTATAGCATAGTCAATTATTACTCGAGCTTGCTGCTCCTCAGATCCGGAGAATAAAAGGATTAATTCAGGATGAGTTTGTGAGAAAGGCTGAAGGAAGTTTCTCAACAATCCACCTCTTAAATTTGTAGGTATGCTGAGATCCGGTTTCTTCAACGCATTCAGGCGATAAGCAAGGGTTGACAATTCATTATCGTCGGCAGATAATAGGTGTCCTCCTGCATGAATTTTATACTCAAAAGAATTTTTCGCAACCATGAGATCGCGCTTCTCATCTACTTCGTAGAAGATAACAGGCTTCTTCCTGTTGCGATAAGGATTATCCCGATTCTTGTTGTGTCGCTTTAAATAGATATACAGATCATTTGATTCCGGCGTGCAAATAATTATACCGCTTCCATCAAACGTCACATACCCTGGCTCCGGCTGCATTATGGTTTCGCCATTCTGCATCCTGATTGGTTTGAAGTCCTTGATGTTATAGATCAACTTATTCATGCCCGGGCTTTTCTTATCTAAAGCATCCATGATCCGATCGATACCAGCCAGGGTATAGCCTGGCTTCCGGCATGGTTGTTCTGTGATAGGATCGATTGTTCCAAAAATGGCAAGTCGGAACTCTTGCTTCTGGTCACCTTCCAATGGTTTAACCTGGAGGCCTTCAGATAAAATGTCGTTTATGCTATTCATTTTCGCTTTGCTTTGTTGTTGTAAGGAAAGAATGAAAGGGCCGAAGCCCTTTCAAACATTTATATTAGGCTGCTTGCCACAGTAAGAACTTATGACGGCAGCGGATTTCAAGACCTACATAACGCAGGAAGTGAACTCCTTTTTTGGCTTGATCGTTTGTTGCGCCCTGGCCAGCAAATGCACCAGTTTCCCACATGAAGTAATCATCCTTGATGATGTTGGAGTTGGATGCAAACGCATTCAACGGAGGAGTTACTTGCATGATGTATGGAACCTGTGAAGGTGATCCGGCAGCTAAATCAGGATTAGCGTCTCTTGTATATCCAGCAGGGATAAAGATTCCCATGTGGCGGAACGGCATGCCTTCAGCTCCAAGCGTATCCTTATGAGAAAGGATATCCCACTTCTGGTTATAGAATTCATATTCACCAACAGAATAGGATTTGAAGTTCAGCTTGATAGCCTGTTCAGATCCACCTGAAAACGGTGTGAATGAAATATTACCAGTACCTCCCTTAGCGAATTCAACTAAGAAATCCTTGAGTGCCAACTGAAGGTTATGACCTTCACCAATAAAATACTTGTTTTCACCGTAAGAGTTATCCAGGTGAAGCATTACTTCATCAAAGGCAGCTCCATCAGGCTTACCAAAGTATTCCAGCTCAGCGCCACCAGAACGAATCTGAGGAATCAGACCATGAGTCGTTTGAACAACGCTACCATTCTTGTTGGTCAACCCGCTAGATTGGTTAGAAACCAAAAGCGCTAATTGAGTTTGTAACTCAAATCGGTTTGCTGTTGCCTGAATGCCTCTATACCACAGATATTTTTTACCTGGTACCGGTTCGAACCATGCCTGGTTGTACATCTCCTCATCCGTTACTTCAAAGAACTCACGGATGATGTGAAGCTTATTGGTGAGTTTGGTGTATTGTTCAACGCGGCTTTCAGTTTGGCCACTTCCTTCCGGCTGACCATTGGAAAAGAACACCATGTTTGTACCAACTACACCTACCGATGCGATATCCTGAGATGGATCTGTTTTCTTTACAGTGATAACATGGGCACCTGGAGTTCTGACAATGGTTTCCACATAACCAGTGGTTTTTCCATCTACAAACATTACCAGCTGACCCTCTACAACAAATGATGTTGCGCCTGCTCCACCAATATCTCCGTGTGCATCTGCAGAAAGAGTGATATCGAATTTTGCACCGTTAGCAGCAATCGCTGAGATCTTCGCGGTTCCGGCCATGTACTGACCTTCTTCGTAGAAGCTGTAAGAAGAGCGTTTCGTTTTTCTGGTGGCCATACGGCCTTCCATTTTCTTCAGCCAGTTGAGTGACTGAGGGGTTGGAACTTTCATGGAGAGGTCTTGTGCAACCTCGGTCTCATAAAGGTCCAACGGGTTGAGGAGTGCATAAGTTTGATTACTCTGCACCGCGCCCAATATTTGATCCATTGTTGTTACCCTACAATTTGGTTAATTAAGATTAACCTGGACTTTTGCTTTACATGCCCGCTGTTTGAAAGACTGATTTCGCCATCTCATTCATAGGATTGACCGCTTTTGCCGGAGGCGCTGGAGGCGCTGGATTAGGATCAGTCGGTGTGGAAGGATTGCGATGAGTCTTGATCATTTTGGCTAGCATATCTTCCCGCCCTTGTTTATACGCAGAGTTCGCGAGCTCGTCCAGGAGTTCAATTCTCGTTGCGAAGTCTGCAAACTTCTGATGATCAATTTTTCCGCTTGCGTCCATGATTCCACGTTCTGTAAGCTTTGTGTCCCACCACTCCATGGGTGAAGAAACAAGCTCAACAACTTTAGGTAGTTGGTTTGCGGCATTGAGCACGTAGTTGACCTTTCCGGAGACTTTCTCTCCATCTGAATCCTGGGCGGATAAGTTCAGTGAGACTCCTTGAAAGGTTGCAAGCTGTGTCTGAACGAAGTTCCGGTATTCGGCATTCTCTCTGGCTATCTGTTCAGGAGACTTGTACCCACCCTGGGCACTGTTAAAGTTCTCTTGAATTTTAGCTAATTGTGTACGTGCCGAATTGGTTTCCAGCTTTTCTTGGATTTTTTGATATTCGCTAGGGGGATTTTCCTGATCATTCGGATCCCCAAACTTCTGACGATCACTTTCCATGAACAAAGTCCTTATCTCATCCTGAGATAATCCTGACGATGTTATTTCCGGTTTCATCTTAAAAGCTTCGAATCGAAGTTGCTGGCCTTGCAACTGTTCAAGATTTAAGCTTTGGACGCGCATGACGTGCATGGCGGCATCCAGTGGTAAACCATCAATCTGATTCGCTAATTCGAATAGCTTTTTCGCTTTATCCGATTTGAATGTAGACTGATTCTGGAGTTCGATCAGCTGTTGCTGAAGTTTATCTTGATTGGCCAAATAGGCCTGAAATTCGTCTTGGGTCTTAATCCTTCCTCCGGATATTGCCGCGAAGTCAACCATTGGTGGAGCCGGGTCAGGAGTAGGTGGAGTTGCAGGATCCACAGGCGGGTTCGCTGGCGGTACTGAATCTGATGATGGAGGAACCGCCGGTACTGGTGGCGTTCCTGGAGCAGGAGCAGCTGGTGACGTCACTGGCTCAGCGGGAGGTGTCGCCGGTGGTACCGCAGGATCCACGGGCGGAGTCGTCGTTGACGTTATCTCTTTGCCGTGAATGATATCCTTGAGCTGATCGGCGCTTAAGTTTGATAGGTTTGGATCCATAATTTTTTGCTTTGACTTTGTAAAGGGAAATTTCAAGATCTGAACATCTTGACCATTGATTCGCCTGTTAAATTATCCAACAGGTTTTTCGTCTCAAAATGAAAAAAGTCTAATCGCGGGAATTTGAAAAAAATCGAAGGTTTTCGACAGTAAAAAGTATAGACAATACCTTTTTTACTTAGGGAAACAACCTTTATAAGAGGTTCTCTTCCTAGAGGTCATGACCATTGCCTACTATCAAGCCGGATAAGTCTCCCCTCAGAGCAAAAATCGCTTGACGATTCACCATCGACGGCCGGAAATTGTTGTTGTTCCCGTATGACCAAGTTGACAAGGTGGGTCAGAGCTTGGATTTTTTGGCCGCTTTCGTAGGATAGTGCTAGTTTTTATACGCCGAGTCATACATCTAACCACAGTGTCAGATTATCCCGTCTACATTCAAATTTGAAGAAGTACGCGAGGCGTAACAGGTTTTTAAGGAGCTAAAATATTTGACGAAATCAACCCCTTCTAACTGTTAACTGTTGGCAATTAAATAATAATTATTACTTTTGTCAAGACTTTTCGACAGGCCACTTCCAGCCTTTCGTAACTGTTAACTACCAAAAGGGCTTTTCGGAGCCCTTTTGTGTTTCTAAAATTTTCTACAGTACTTTATGTCAAATTAAACTGTGGGATCTCACAAATGGGACGTCTTATCGCATTAACCGCGAAATCAAGAAATGGCCAGAACTTCGCTAAACCAAGAGTGGTTTACGTGCAAGAAGATGCTATTTCGATTACCCCCGGAAGCAAAACCGGAAAGGGTACTAAGGTCGTAGAAAAACTTGATGGCCGTGAAACGACCTACATAGTCTACGAACTTGCTATGCAAATTGAAGCACAAAGAAATCCGAGCTCTTCGGACGTTCTGGTGAAACAGCACCTTGCTCTCGGTTTAACAGGAGCTGGCACTACTCAGGCCGCTGGTACCGCCTTAACAAAGTACTTCAATGAGACAACAACAATTGGTGCCGCAGCAACAGAAGCTTTTAGATTTCCTGCTGCAACGGTCGGAAAAGTAATGGTTGTTGTTAACAATGATGCAGCTGGAGATGCGGCGAAAGTTTTTCCTGCCGATGATGAGTTTATCAACAACCAGGCTGTTGATACTGTTTACAGCATCTCTGGTGGAAATCGGGTTCACTTCGTTTGTCTTGAAGCTGGCAAATGGACTGTTGCTGACGATTTTGGTAAGTAATTTAAGTTTTCCATAACGAAAAAACCCTGGACATCATCCAGGGTTTTCTTTTTTACCAGCCCTTACTTCGGATTGCATCAGCAATTATTTCTGTCAATCGCATTACTCCAAGATTATTGGGATGCAATCCATCTAAAGTCATTGAGCGAGGGATCCATCCGTTGGCGATATCGCTAAGATCATTTTCACTTCCATCACCGAATGATTGCATTTTTGTTAACGTGGCCACATAGTTATCAGGGTATTCTGCTAGGAGCCCTGCGTTAATGGCCAGGTAATTGTCATAGTAGGTACTATCAACCTCATTACCTTCAACTCCGTTCGGGAATGATTGAATGTACAACCACTTAACCGGATCAGTTGTCAAATGCGCAACCATGTCATTTATCGCTGTGATCGCGCCTTCTAAAGTTTCATCACCATTAAGTCCACCATCAAGAATAACCAACAGCTTACCGTAATGTTCTGGCGTACCATCAAATCGCGTTGCTTCTTGTGATAATGATGATCCGCTTACACCATCAAAACTGTAATCCCGCGGTCGATGCCCTTTAACCGGCAACCACATTGACAGTGTATTCGGTCCTTCAACAAAACTATCTCCGATGATATGCACCCCATCAGAAGGTTCCCATATTTCAATTTTTGTCACATAACCAACACGAATATTTGTTAACCTGTTTGAAGGAGGACTCGATGTCGTTATCGGTAATCTTTCATAAAGATCGGTCGGAATTGCCAATGCACCTCCTGATACTTCAACCCCAGTTCTGTCATGAACAGTTCCATCAAAGAGAGTGTACTTAATGTCATACGTGCCATCTGCAATAGCAATTGTTACAGCATCCGCATCACGCGAAGCTGCTCCGGACGTAGCGACGATGGGAGATGTAGCAAACCCACCTACTTCGTATTGAAAATGGTGGACAATGATTGATGTACCTACTGCTGGAGTATTGAAATTCGGACGTAACCGCGTACGTCTACGACCTGTGGTTGTTGGAGTTCCCTGAATAACAAATAGCCATAGCCGACCACCGTTCGGACCTTCTCCAAGGAAGATTGCATTGGTTAACTCATTCGAAGCGCTTCCAGTATTAACGGTTAGAGTCGGAGTATCGAGGTGCATATTGGATGCAGTAAAACTTAGCACTGCGGCACTTCCGGCATCGGTATCCTCAACCTGCATGAAGAAAGATCCGGTGGTTGCCGTGGTCTCCACGATTGCCCAAAGACACTCTAACTGAGACGCAAAATTACCATAGACACTTCCGGGAGAAGAAAGTATCCCAGTGCTTCCATTACTTACATATTCCCAGGCATCCAAGCCAGGAATAATTGATTCCCTCAGGGTTACAGTAGGTAGGTTTGATTTTTGCCAAAGGGCATCCTCCAAGTTTGAAGGATAATTAATGTTGGTTCTCGCTGGTTCAAACAATGCCCCCCTATCGGTCCGTCGTAATCCACTTAAAATACTCGAAAATGTATTGTCAGCTTGTTGAGCCAAACCTGTAGCAGCTTCTGAATCTTCAACCGTCACAGGTATCCCAGTTTGAAGATTAAGTGATAGTAGTGCTGATGGAAGATCTGACACCATCACAACTCTTCTTTGAGACCTGCTCCTTGATCGTTTTGATATCATCTATTTGTATAAGATAAATTTGCCCTTACCGGTTGACGAACTACAGTGATATTCCCAGCTGATATCCGGATTTTCTTGAAAGGAAAAGGGTAGTAAACACCCGCGATAAATTCGGTAGCAATGAATGCGGCCGTATCAACGTTTTGATTATCCACTTCAAGCTCCGCGATCGTAAGAGGAACCTCGTCGCAGTAAAAACCAAACCCTTCCAGGTGAGCGGTTAAAAGTAAATCACCGGTATCAGTTTCATCAAACGTACCCTCAATTTGAATTACGCTTGAGCTGACAATCTTTTTAATCCGATGAATGCCGGCATAATCTCCATCAGCGATGTATACACATTGTCCTTTCTTCAACGCATGTCCTGCCGCGGTTATATTCAATAAGCCATCTCCTCCACTGGCAACAGCGGTAAAGGCTATGGTTCTTTGATTAGTTCCAATTGGAGCAATCCCATGATTGGAAGCCAAGACATCCGGATTGGTGTTGTTGTTCATTATCTTTTAGGGTTAGATGACATTTTTGATTTTGCCTTGTTGGCCAGGGATTGTTTCTGAAGATCGAATCTGCCTTTAAGTAGATCACGGGAATAATCATGCATGTAGTTCTTTTCTTCAAAGGTTAACGCATGGCCATTTTTCATTTTCTCCAATAGGACAGTGTGAAGGAACTTCTTATCCTCTTCACTCATTTTCAGCTGGTGAGACGTTACGAGTTTTTGCTGATCAGCCTGGATCTTCATCTTCAACTCCTGAGCTTTCATTTGACCTGCCGCGGCTGCATCCTCCTGGTTTTTCTGAGATTGGTAATCCATGTTCTCATAAGTGGATTGCTGCACCTGACGCATTTTCTCTCTGCGTTTCATCTTCAGGTAATGGATGGCTCTGTAAGGGTTCTCCTCAAGCTCAACATAAACAGCATCTTCCGGATCCAGTTCCTGACGCTCAATGGCGATCTGTATAGCAAGGCTGATTCGTTCACGGATAAGATCATCCGGACCTTCTTCAACCAGAATACCAATGTCTCTCAGGTTAAGGTCCCGGTTCAGATTAAAGAATTGCATGGTTTCCATTCCAAGCATCTCCATCATACCAGGCAATACCCCTTGATCAAATGCATCAGGGATAAGATCCACAACCATCCTGCAAGCGCGCTCATACATGAATTTATAGGCACGATGCATGTGAGAGATGTTTACCTCAGCGGCTCCAAAGGTCATTTCAGCTACGGACTTACCAAGACGTTCAGGAGGCGCCTGGCCTTCGACAAGTTCGTTAATGCCCATCATATTTCTGATCAGGTCAAGCATTTGAATCATCACATTGAAGTGCTCCAACGCACCAGGTGATAACCCATTTTTCAATTCCTGTATAGGGAGATACGGCAACGGCCTTCCCTCATTATCGTATCCATCAAAGACGATGGATCCAGTTTCCGCATACATCTGCAGGAGCTTTTTCCAGTCAACTGATTTTCCGGCCTGACCGGCCTTTGATCCTGCCTTGATCAGCGCGTTCCGTTCAATAGCAAGACCTGGAGGTTTTGATGTTGATAAATGCGATTGGAATTGCAACCAGTTCAGCTGGAAGATATCAAGTGCATTTTCAACATTACCAAACGGACTCATGAAATCCGTCGTGTATATAATCACCGGCAACTTTGTTTCTGCGATCGACTTTGAGTATCGAGGCATCGAGGTCATCAATCCATAATCGAATGCGTGCTCCGTGTCAACAACCCAACTGCACTTATAAACATTCTTCACCTGGTTGCGAATGATACTCTTAACACCGGCATACATCTTATTGTACTCGACGTCACTCATCCCCTTTCCTTCATTTACACGTTTGTCGCCTTTGAATGGAACATAGTCCCAAGCTTCATTTTTCACACGTGTATTTCCGGCCTCATTTTTATATTCCACGTAAGTGAAATCATCTACGCTGTACCAGTAACAAGTAAAAACAGTTACCTTCTCGTGATCATACGCATAACTGTAGGATCCACCATTCCAGTAGTGATCAGCTGGCTTGTTGTACTTTGAAGCTCCACCTTCAGCGATTGTCCGGGCAATGTTTTTATACTCCTCCTCACCAAACTGCCCCTTTGTGCGTCGCTTCAAATCCGCTACGGTCATCTCCTGGTATACTCCTACACGAATCATATCGCGGAAATCATTGTAGATACATTTGTTGGCCACAACTCTTTCCGGCATCCAACGTTGCTGCCGGATAACGCCAGCCTCATCAATATAAACGTGAAGACACCCGACTCCTAAATCAGCGAAATCTCCTGCTAACTCCTCCCCGATCTGATTCCAATCATTGAGCGCAAAATTGGCGGTGAGGTAATCTTTGATTTCTAAACTGGTCAGATCCCGGGGGTTCATGTCCATGTAGATATCAAGCTCCTGTGGAGTCATGGCCAGCTGCTCTTCAGTTATAGCCTGGTCCATTTTGATCTTTGTCAGTTTTTCAAACTCCTGGATCTGGTTGTAGTTAGTCCGGTATTCTTCAATCTGAGACTTAAGCTTCCTCCGTTCAGTCATAGCCATGTTGTCAATCGTTCTCACACGAGTGCTGTAAGGCTTTGATAAAACGCGGTTGATCAGGTTTGATCGAAATTTCGGAGCGACTTTTAGGATTTCGAAGTTCAGGTTCCGGTATGATTTATTTACTTTCCCGGCTTCCTTTTTCAATCCAACCATTTCCTTGTATTGGTTGGGATCCTGTTGACCACGTGCAAGATTTCGCAGGTGAGTATAGTTCTGGCGATCGCGGAAAATATAAGTCTGAGTCGGGTTCGTCCTGCATTCAGAAACAAACGCTTTCGCGTGTGCCATGCAGTGCTGTTTTCCCTTTTTGACTTCCGGATCAATAAAATGACTTGGGTACCCCAAGACATTCTTTTCTAGGTCCTTCATTGTTGTAAGGCTCTCTGGATTTCGTTAAAAAGATCGTAATCTAAATCGTCGGAATTGTCATCGGGGCCGTCATAAGACTCGACCAAACGGCTCTTTGTTCCGCTATTATCGAACATTGGCATGTAATTTTCAACCACATCCTTGATTATAGGGGTATAATCGAGGTTTAGCCTATGCTTCAGCGCCATCAATGCATATCCGAATGATACTACTAAATCGCTTTTTGTTGGCGCATCAGGATCAAAGTCAAGCATCTGTTTAAGCAGTGCTTTATCCTTTATCCTACGGCCATGGACTTTCATGTAACGAATGATCTCCGCGACATAAGTTTCTATTATCTCACTGGTTGAATCAACCGCGTTCTCCATACTCAACGCGTTTTTACTTTTTCCTGCAAACAGGACCTTCGGATCAAAGTCCTTCCTGGCTATTACAAATTTCCAGTATCCGCGATCGTATAAGTGCTTGGTGAAATCGGAAAGGTTATTCTCAGGCATTATTCTATGGCCAAAGAATCGCAGGGCTTTGATGATATTCTCATAATCATCAGTAGGATCAATATGCCGTCCATGGTACTTCCACATCAAGCTATGCGAAAGCCACTCACTGATCGGCTTGCTGTTATCATCCAATGTTGAATCCAATTTCCAGAATCCGTGTGCGGCCATTTTCGAAGCGCGCTTGTCAACGGTCTTTCTCCACTTAATTGGATCGAGCCCACCGGTGAATAAATCATCATTACATGGTATCCACAGCTTCTTATCCTTCTCTGTTGATGACTGCGAGTACTCAAATCTGCAAGCGTTTAGAATTTGCCGATCACCTTGTTTTTTGTCAGGATAATGAAAAATTGTAAACATGCCCGTTGGATCGTCAACGAAGGTTACATCAGAATCAAGTTGTCCTGATGGGTATTCAAGGTTTCCAATACGACCAACTACCTTTTGTGTTGCTATATCATTTAACGCTGCGTTAATGATAAGAACAGGGAACGGGCAGTCGGATTGATCTTTAGTGAAGGCATCTTCTTCGTTAAGCGGATCTTTACGCATCCTTGAAGTGAGCTCGATCGGATCATCGGATACCGCGGCTCTATCATTCATCACCTCCTCGTAAGCTTTTGCCTCATCGACATAGCCATACTTGTCGGCAAACTTCACTTTTGTTTCAAGTGCCGTAACAAGGAACTTGTAAATCTTGCTCTTCGTAAAACCATTTGAATCTCGCTCCTCCGGATTGGAGTCATCCCAGATAGACTTCGCTTCAGCCCCACCCTCTTTCATGTCTTCAATCGTGGAGGTACACCGAATGATTCCACGCTTCACATCATTTCTGAATACTGAACGGATGTTGATACCCAAACGCTTTTTTACATCAGCTTCTTCGCGTGGGTGAGTTTTTCCAATTTCATCTTGTATAAGGTCCGCAAGAGTTTTTCCGTCACAGGCCTTCTCTTTCGCAGGGTAATGCTTAACGGTATTCCCGAGCTCAAACAATGGCCCGTACCTCATTTTCTTTGAGCCCTTTCCCTTCTTTCTCTCACGCGAAAAGGTGAACCCCTTAACCGGATTTGTTCCGTGGTTGTATTCTGGTTTGAAGAAGTGCGGAAGCTCGTTGAACATAGGCACCATCTTCTCAACAAAAATTACCGTCTCGGCATCATCCTTTGTCTTGGACTGGATCGCGGCATGTCGTTTATGTGGACCCTTGGTAATATTTTCAAGCTGGCTCCAGACTTCTTCTGTAGACTTTCCAAACCCCCTGGGCCCGGCGATGAAATAACCAAGTGTAAACGGATCTTCAATACACAGCTGCCGGAAGTAGAAACGGTCCAGCTGAGACATATAAAAGGTTGGGTGGCCATCGTTATCAGGGGAGTCAATTTTACACCACTGGAGGTAGGTGTAATGCGTTCCTGTTAGATACACAGGAATACCTTTGTTCATGAACCAATGGCCATATAAACGTCGATGCCATTCCTGTCTGCGATAGCGCTCGCAACGTTCATCATAATGTCGAACGCGGTCCATCTCACCGTTATCAACGAGTTCCTGTTCCTGTTTCTGAATCAGCTCCTCTTCTTCACGACGTTCATTATACCAGGATGGCAATGGAGTATGTCGCCAATACTGATCTTCTTTCTTCTGTCCCCAACCCTGAATAAGGGATTTATCCTCCGGTACCGGAGGGATGTAGACTGTATATAAGCCTTTTATTAGGTATGATGTATAGCCTGGTTTTTTAAGGAACATCCGTCACCTGCCTGATTTTAAAGAACTCTTCAGGTACATTCAATTCGATAAACACGTTCTCGGGTGAAACAGGAAATAATTCCTTCTCTGTCTCCTTTTTGAGATCACTATGCTCAGCATAGAAACGTTTGAACAAACTCTCGAGCTCCTCGCGTTTTCTTTTCGCTTGCAGATCGTAGTTGTTCTTAATGGCAAACTGAAAATCAGTTGCTCTAGTGAATTGAATGTTCTCGAGCTCCTCCTGCAGTTGGATGATTTCTCTCCAGATCAAATTCTTTTTTGCTTTCAGGAAATCAAGGATGTAGTGCACAGCCATCTTATCCTTCAAGTCGAAGATGTCCAGGATCCAATTTGGCCACTCATTACTCACCGACTCTCTTACCCATCCAGCTTCAGCTGCAGCAGCTTCTTTCCGGAGGCGTAGTTCGTCGGGGAATTCATTTACCAGATCAGATTCAGGATCGTAAGTGAGGACAACGTAAACGATGAATTTTACCAGGTCTGAAGGTTTGTTAAAGAAGTAGGATCCTGGCGTTCCTTCTTCTGTTTTACTTTTAGAAACTGGATTACCCTCATATTCCCTGATGTTGGTATTCTTCGTACCAGGTACTTTGATTGAGGGAACCTTCTCGGTTGTAACCGATTGGAAAAACCGCTTTAACCCCGGGAGGAATTGAAATAATTCCTCCGGAGTTTCAGCTTTTATTTTATGAACTGGCCAAGGAAGCCTCGAATGTCTTTCGGCATTGATCATAAGATATCGGTCGCGTCAGAAAATCTGATTTGGTGATACTTGTTATCCTTTTGTTCCAGATATTCCATAGGAACAGCTTGATTGCTGTAGTACTGGATGACCATGCCCAGCTTCAGGTCTTCGTATCCCTCAGGAACGAGCGTTCCAAGAGCTACGATTTCTCCCTTTGTAATGTTTTCCTTTTGCACGGGAGATCTCCACAAAAGGCCACCAGCGATCTTCTCATCAGGTGGAATATTCCTTACAATTAACCTATCCGCCAATGGCTGGAGAGGCAGTGTCGTTTTTTGCGGATCTAGCTCTACCTGACTTAGGCTTGCTCTTAGCACTATCTGATCCTTCAACTGCACCTTCATTTTTCATTTCCTCAACTTGTTTAGTTACTGATAAATCTTCTTCCGTAGGCTTGACATCAGCCTGCTTTTCAGCCTCTTTTTCAGGAGGAGCTTCAACAACATCAGTTACTGGAGATTGAGCCGGGAGCTGCGGTGATACGCCATCCTCCACAACTTGAAGTGTAATTTTTTCCGATGCATCACCAGTTGTCGCAGGAGGTACAACCGTTAAATTTTCTCCTGTTGATTCACCCGGAATCATACTCGCCAATTGTTCGCCTGAAGGATACAGAGTTTTTGGCACTGCTGGAGGCGTCAGGTCCAGTTCCCCTGATGGTTTACCTTTGCTCATACTGGCCAACAAATCTTCTAATGAGGATTCAGGCTCTTCTGGTACCAATGGTTCATTACGAATAGCGTCAAGGATCAGACCTAACTCCATTTTTGCATTACAAGCATAAGTCCAGGCATTAACGACGCAATTCTGGTACTCTCTTAATGCAGGGAAGATCCTGGTATCATTATCAATCGCCTTGATAACCTTTTCGATTTCGAATCGGAAATATTTAGTTACGGCGATTTCGTTTTTTGCGTTCACATCCTTTGGAAGAAAGGCATGCAGATTTACATCCTGAGGATCCTCAATGATGTCATTTGAGTACTTAACACTATCCGGATAGGGGTTCTGTGCTCCTAAGGCTCCTTTTGCCTTGCCGAGCCACATGAAGGCGTACTTCAGTGTCTTTGAAACTTTCTGTACCCGTTTGAATTGGTACACATTCATGAGCAGAATTAATTTGTCAATCTGCTTACGCTCATCACTAAGCTGGAGGAGCGCTTCATTAATTGCGATGTTGTTCATACTTAAAAATTGATTGGAAAATTCGGGATGGCAGAAAAAAATCCCGAACTTTTTAAGCTCGGGATTTCGGTCCAACAATCTCTGCTCTTATGTAAGAAGAATGGATTGATGGACAATATTACTTCTTAAAATATCAGGAAAGTACGTACGCTTGCTTATATAGTTTGATCGCCAGCGTAAATCCAAATTTCGATAAGTAACCTTGACTGAATACTGCCCCGATCGCAATGCTTCGGCATCACTTAATCCAAAGACTTCTTTCTCAGTTGAGGATTCGGGCAAGTCAGAACTTCGAATAATTTCGACAGGTTCACTTGTGGAAACATTCGTAAAAACATCAAATTGAACATCCTGATCGATGGAAAGGCACACGGTTTCACGTGGAACATTTTCCCCACCGAGTCCAGAACATTCCACAGTGGCAAGCAGGCCGATTGCTACAAACAGCGCCGCCGCAAGGAGGAAGGATTGAACTTTTTTCATTAAAAAGAAAGATTTGTTGATAAATACGACAGCTAATGTCGGGAATTTTCCCAATTATTCATGCTTTGCGGCTTTTAATGTTGCGTGCCGGTACGCATGAAGGATATCCTTCGCGTTTTGGATCTTTACGCGTAGCCGAACACCAGCAGCTTTTACACCCTTTTCGAATACTTTCGAATTATCGTCGCGGCATTCCTCCAGCAAGGTTTGTAATTCCGCTAAAAAATCTCGTGTTGTTTTGTCGTTGCTCATAGTTTTTACATTGCTTTTTTGTAGGGGATATATCCAGTCACATTGTACTGAAGCATGCGGTGATACTCTACTCCTTCAAACTCAATCGATGTATCAGTGTTCGGTCTGTACATGACATACATTCCGTCAGATAGTTCACACTTACATCCCTTTAAAGGCGAGCCAATAAATCTTACCCATCCCATGAGATAGCGGTAATCCGGAGCAACCTTGGTTACAAGCCATTGTTCTTTTGGCTTCATCCGGGGAGTGCCATCTGAATTAACTAACTGAACACCATTGAGTGTTTCAGGGATCGGAATAGAAATGTCGTCCCAGGTTTCTTTGTCTGGTTCAACGAATACCCATGAGCCTATCATTACCACTTTCTTCCGATAGTGCGAACAGGAATCAAGTTCATACAGCGCTTCACCTGCAAGTTGAACAGGCTTCAATGAAGACTCCATCCACCATTTAAAAGGCTTTGCGGCCTGATTGATCCGTTCGTATCTGACCGCCGCATAGATGGAGCTGTATTTAATCCGGAAGTATTGATACTCCACGAGCTTACCGTTCTCCTCTTCCTTCACGGAACAAATCCAATCACTGTTGTATAAAGTTGTATGCAGGTCCGGAAGAATACAGTTGTAATTGAAGTAGACTTTATCACCTACCTCAATTTCCATCTGGATATCAGCCACACTCATGTAATCGAATTTCGGACTATCATGATAAGCGGGAATGCCATAAGCTTTCCAGATCAAGGGCACGCGTGAGAGAATACGCGGAGTCGATACAACCCATCCAGAACAATTGGTGTACTTATTAGGATCGAACGTAACATCCATCAGGATTTTCATACCATTCACGCCGGTGAAATTGGTCTCATCTTTAAAAATTTTATTGACTTTAACGATACAGTAATCTCTCAGTATTTGCATGGCTGTAGGATATTTTCGACATAAAAGTAAAGATATTTTTAAAAAATCCGGCATTAGGCTTGGAAAATTACTATACGTGCGCCTATTTCGCGTAAGCAATCAGCGGAAATTGTAGTAAATATTCGACACCTAAATTTTGAGGATATGAGAAATGCTTGAAGTAATTAAGGCCTGGTGGAAAGAAAGTAATCTTACCTTATTCACCATTGTCTGGACGTTAATGTTCATTGGCTTTGTGATTTTTGACCGGATGTTTTTCGGTTACTTCAAACCAGAAGTCTTCTGGTTTTTCGGAGGCGGGTATACAATTGCTTACGGCGCTTCAATAATTAGTTACATCATTGAAAACAGAGGAGGGCGAAGATCATGATCGGCGTTCTATTTCTGTTACTCGCAATATTTTTCTATGCTGTTATATCAGTATTGAAATTCCGATACGAACAATCGGTATTCACCAAATGGCCTAAACTCTTCGGGCCAGATTCCTGGGAGAATAAATACAAAAAGTTCCAGAGAGTAAACTACCTGGTAGCGGCTCCAGATAATTGGTATTACAGATTGCTTAATCTTAAATACAGGGAACGTTTTCCCGGCAGCGCTTCAGTTTTTGTCTGGCTTACCGACGGGTTCCACTTCGTTCAAATGCTCTTTACTTTTTCTGTGGCCATCACCCTGGGTACCTGGGAATGGAATGCAGAATCTTTAAAGGAGCTCATCTGGATTGTTATCGTTATAAAACTGCTATGGACACTCATTCATGAGTTCTGTTTCAGTTTTCTATTCATAAAAAAAGTAAAGGGGAAATAGGGGTAGTATAAGACTCATCCCGGTCTGGAGGAGAGTATGTATTCATGCTTTTAGAAATCTTACCGTCCCCAACTGTCGCGTACAGGACTATTACGTGGATTCTATTGCATAAACCTTTACCCCTGCATAAGCGGTGTCAACGGGAGGAATGAATACAATGACTGACTTAGTGCTCGATTCAAAGTAAACGGGCAAATTTTTAACCTAACACTTATGACCGAAAGAGACATATCACTCCTCAAATCCAGACACGATGGGTTTCAGAAGATCATAAAAGATAACCTCCGCTTGCCAAAAGATCAACGTGATTACAAAGCAATGGAGGAAGCAAAAAAACGCTCTGCGGTACTTTCGGCATGGATGAAAGGTGAAGATCCGTTTGCCGTTCCTGAAGCTCCGGTAAAAATCGAATTCAAGGCCAAGCCAAATACCTACGAGAGCATCATGGTTCTGGATACAGTTGAGGAGTTGGAGAAGGCCTGGCCAAACCTCTGGAAAAAAAACATTGGTGTGCAGGGTCCTGATGTTGTGTTACAACGGCTTCGCGAGATGGTAACCATGTATCGCAACCGCGAAAAGATAATGCTGAAGCATAACAACAATCCTACCCATTACTTCTGCGGTGTTGATGAATTTGGTATCACTTGGAATAAGGTGTACTGGCATTTCATCATGCGAAATACCCAACGAATCAAAGAGGTTATTGAATTACGACTTGGGGTTTCACTGAAGTCCTGGAAATCATTTGAGTTAACCAAGACACATCACAGTGTCGCTGGAAGACGGTTAAAATAAACAATTCTGCAATGACTAAGAGAAAAATCGGATTTGCGACACTTACTCCTGAGCAGCTGCGCGAACGTGCAAGCCTGGGAGGCCAAGCTGTAAGCCAGGATCGATCACACATGGCTGAAATCGGTCGCAAGGGCGGCTTAAAAACAGCTTCAAATAAAGCTCACATGTCTGAGATCGGCCGTAAGGGCGGCAAGAACAGACATAAAAGCAAAACCCCAGGTTAAGGGGACCTGGGGCATGCAAAGCAAAACTCGTAGCGCACAATGGGAACAACGGTGGCAAAATTAGAAAAATCATGCCACACTATAAACCCGCCCACTATGCTCTTTTACTGAGTTTTTAGCTATTCCCAACTGTGTAAAATATCCACACAACCCCTAAATGTGGACGAAAATAACCAACTATCTATTTTATGAATAGAAAAAAGCTATTAATCAGTGTTCCGGTATTCTATGCCGTAATGGCGTCAATCTTCGTGCCTATCATCTACTGCCTTTCGGTGCCTAATCCACTGGATACTTTTCTGTCCTGGTATAACAGCCTGACTATTACCGGACGCATTTTCCTGTACGCGGCAGGTCTGATCATAATTAAGTCCTGGCAACTATTCATCAAATTCTGGAATGCCCATGAATAGAGTGTTTGCCATTATCTCAAGGCTTTCCATTGAAGCTTTTGGAACTGAGTTCATGATTCGGGTAGATCGTGACAATAAAGATCCTATAAACGGAAGGGTATTCCTCCAGGTCAAGTACCAGGCTCCGTGCACAAAGACCGGACATACCCAGGAATGGAGTGGCCGGAAGTGGTATCTGTCTGAGCACATGACGGATGATGAAGTCGTCAAGACTGCATACTCCGCGTTCAGAGCAGCTGTGGAGCACGAGGTAATGGAAGGATTCAAGGTAGACGGAATCATCCTGTTCAATCCTCATGTCAATTTCGAGGAGCTGCTAAAGGTTTCACATAACGAAGTTAAAAGAGCATGAGCAAACCTTCTATTCACCAAATCGAAATTATGTCTCATGGATTCCAGCTTGTCAGATTGACCGGTGATGGAAATGGAGGAGTATGGAGCATGGAGTTCCGCCGTCCAACCAGTATGGGTTTTGATGTTCGACTGAAATGGTCTGCAGATACGCAGCGGTATACGATATCCCGGGACATTCCGACTGAAAGGGACAAAGTATTATTTGAAGGGTTCCTGTACATCGATAAGGATCTGCAATACATTCTCAGCCTGCTTGACCTCTCGAAGAATTACAACTATGCATCGGTAATTCAAAAACGAAAACTGGATGAGAATGGAAATAATTGATATGAACCGGATCAGGGCTGCTCTTCCAAAAGGGGCCAGGGTAACGATTAAGAAAAAGATGTCCGGAGCTTTATACATCGACTGCCAGGTGTTTCCATCAATCGAATCGGAGATGTTCGAATTATGCAAGCAATGGCAACGTGAAATTCTAAAGGACCTGATATATGAATTTTACACAGAGGAGACAGGAAGTCACTGGAAGGTATTTCTAAAACGCGGGCCTTTTGAGTTCCACAATGTTGAACCGTATGAGAGTCCCGCGGGAACTTTAATTAAAAACGGAAAACTACAAATAGCATGAGAGATTTCACTGGCGCCATGGCGGTATTCATGCCCTTGCCGGGCTTTGAAAGGCACTTCAAAAATGACCGTCGTTTATTCATCGTTGAATACTCAACTCCTGAGTATCGGGATGCGGCTATGGAAGTATTACGGCAAAACTTTCCGGATATCATTCTGACTCCGGAAACACCAACTCAGTTTCAAATTGACTTTAAAGGAGAATAACTATTGAATCAGTGCAATGAAGCCACAACGATTTCATCCAGACCAAAAGGTTATTTGTGTTTCCAAGGGGAATATCTGGTATGATATTGATTCTGGCGAGCCTTCCACCGGACCGATATACAATGAGATATATACAGTCCGTGGGTATGATGGATATGTCGTCGAGCTCAACACCTGGTTTATCTTCTTGGAGGAATTTCCATTGAATGATGATAGTTGGCCTGAGAACCTTTTTGAACCTGTCGTAGAAGATCAAGTTTTATCAGAAGCACTAAACGAAATTTTTGAACCCACACTCATATGAATTACAAATGCAAAGAAGCCCTTGAGGCAGTTGAAGCGATCAATCAAGCGCTTCACGAAAGCCAGGAAGGTGAAGACTGCCAGGCGGTACTACTAACCTTCTCAACGGATGGCGATGATGCCATTGTTAAGTTTTTAACTCAGACAATCTTCTTATCGTCGGAAGACGAACGCGAGTTCGATGAGCAGAAAAACGAATGGGAACCAATGCAACAATATCTCTGGAAGCAAATGAATAGCATCCTGGTTGACATTGAAAAAATCTCAGCTATTACCCACGCAATGGCAACAGCAGGACCGTATGAACGATAAGAAAAGACTTGCGACCATTGAGCGGTTTATTCATTCCGAGAAGTACCTGAAGGGATTACCCTTCCGCGTTCTCATTTCTCCTGATCAGGTGACCGTGCAGTTTAAGGGCATCTCCAAAGAGCAGATGAAAAAACTCCGGAAGAATCTCAATGATGCTGCATGCGATCATATCAGGATTACCAACCTGGACAAACACCAGCAGAAAAAAGACAAGAAGAAGGATATCGGAACACTTCACAGGGAAAACGATGTCGAGAATTAATCACACATGGGGCCCGGAGGATGAATCCGGTATTGAGACGTGCGTTAAGTGCGGCCACCTGCGGAAAAAGAAAGCAAGCGCTCACTTTAACATGAGGCAGAAAGGTGCCAGCAAATGGACACTGCTGTATTCAAAAAAAGGAACAAAGTGGGTTGAGGAACATTCGGATTGTTCACATGAAAAATTACACGAAGGCACATGAAGATTATTAAGATTTTAAGCCAGTCACGCAGAGATTTTGTCGCAATGATGCATTGTGAGTTCTGTGAACAGAAATGCATAAATAATGAAGGTTATGACGACCGTTACTACCACGACAATGTAATTCCGGATATGAAGTGTGAAAAATGCGGAAAGTCAACCAATTCAGAAGGAGGTAAGATTGACCACACGCCAACTAAATACCCCGAGGGAGAACAATTATGAATTTTCCATGCTGGCTAATCGGCCACAAACAAAAGGTAGTCAAATACTACAGCGACAACGTACAGAAACTCCAATGTCAGAGATGCAAAAAGCACTTTGGAATTTGTCATGATGTCCGGGCGGTTCTTCCCTGGGACGATGAGTTAGAGCGCGCCATGAAAGTCGCTTATCCCCATTGACACGACATGGTGCACCGAACAATTTTTTGAAGATCTGGGGTATTACAAAGTCAAGGACGACGGAACCTACGGTGAGTATAAAGCCAAACCTTGGACCATTAACAGTCCGACTTATGGTATGACTCCAATGGATAAGCGCCAGATCAACTTCAATCGAGATGAAAAATACGGTGTGTTCATCTCCATTCGTGAAGATTGGAACACCCGCAACGTATTCGTTGGACTGGTTAACAATCCATTGCAATTCAAAGTCATTGCCAACTCAGTAACCTAAACCACCTATGAAATATTTTATCGACACCGAATTCATCGAAGGTTTTCACAAACCTCTCTTTGGCAAACGCCGTCACTTCATTGACCTGATCAGCATTGGTATTGCAGCGGAGGATGGTCGGGAGTATTACGCAATCAGTAATGAGTTTAATCCAAAGATCGCCAGTCAATGGGTTAAGGATAATGTCATATCAAAACTGCCCGCGCAAAAAGTTAGTTTTCATGACTCCCCACGGGCAAGAATGGAAAGCTTGCTTTGGAAGTCCAACAAACAGATCGCCGAAGACATTGTTCGTTTTTGTTTACCATGGACATACGGCATAGGTAAAGAAAGGGAATTGCCTATGGCAGACGGATCAACAATGGTGCAACCATCCAAACCGGAGTTCTATGCCTATTATGCGGATTACGATTGGGTTGTATTCTGTTCGTTGTTCGGAACGATGATGGGTTTGCCTAAAGAGTTCCCGAAGTATTGCAGAGATTTAAAGCAAACACTGGATGAAAAGGCAGTCGGAAGAATGCCCCTTTCACTTGAGAGCAATATCGATTTTATTAAAAAGAAACCAGATTATCCCAAGCAATCAAACGAACATAATGCATTGGATGATGCAAAATGGAATAGGTCCTTTTACAGATTCCTTCAGAAGCTTTAATCCCTGTTGAGAAAGCGATCGGACAGTGAGGTTCAGAACTTATTCCGCGGAGATTACCTGTACTGCCAGGCCTGCGGACATTCGATCTGGCATAGCCATCCGACAGCTTTAACATTTAAAGTCCAGGATATCACCTGGGCATACCAGAGTCACATAAAGCGATGCTGGCCACTGAAACGATTGATTATAACAAAACGCCGTAACAATGAAAAAATACATACAAAACAATCCTCCACACCCGGGAGCAATACTAGATGAGTGTTATTTGAAAGCACTAAATCTATCTGTGACCAACGCCGCGAAGGTGTTATTAATTAGCCGTCCCCGGTTGTCAACCATTATCAATGGTAAGGCTGGGATTTCTGCTCTAATGGCTTTAAAGCTGGCCAAAGCTTTCAATACAACGCCACTATTTTGGCTAAACCTCCAAAACAGTTATGATCTGTGGAATATCAGGAATGATAAGCGCGCCAAAGTGAAAAAGACCTTATGGAGAATCAAGACCAATTTGATTTAAAGGATGTGCCAAAGTTCATCATGGATTGTCCTGTGTTTTTTGATTGGACAGTCTACAAGGGAGAAACGTACTTCGCGATGTTGAACTACGAAAGGTCCATTCAGGCAAAACGGCCAATGATAGACCTGGCACATTGCGCCACCCGGGGAATGAATAATATCGTGCTCAAGACAGTCGCGTATTCGAAGAAGCATTTCACAGAGTCAAAACTAGCCTGCACTAACAAATGAGAACCTGGAGAGATTCAGCCCGGCCGATCATAGCCAAAGTATTGAAAGAAATGCATGGCCAGCCTGAAAAAGAAATCAAGAAGGCATTACGCAAAGCGTACCCCTTTGGGGCAAGGTCCATGCACCCCTATAAGATCTGGCTCGATGAAATAAAGGTGCAGACGGGAAAACGGAAATTCAATATGAGGGCAAAGGATATAGTGCCTGAGAACCAAGGACAATTATTTTAACGAGCAATGAAACGAATTCAACTGACTAAACATGCTTCCGCCCGCGTTGAGGACGATGTTTCAAAGGAGACGATCAAAGCCCTAACCAAGATGGCATCCCTCGCCTATAGGAAGATCGTGAAGGAAAAACCAGTCTTAACACCGGAGGAGGCTAGAAAACTTAAAACAAGGAAGAAACGGAAATGATCATAGCACAAAGAGAACTCAAATTCAGAATCTGGAACCCGTCTGGAAAAAACATGTTGCATGACATTGAGAATGTTTACGATTGCTTGAAGCAGCAACATGCACATGATAAAACCCAGCCGCAACGTGGCTTTACCATTCCTTATGATCATAAGGCCGACGGAATGGTCTGGATGCAATTCACCGGTCAGACGGACATAACCGGAAAAGAAGTCTATGAAGGTGACATTGGAAGAGTAACGGAAGAAGAAGAATTCGGGGATCATAACATTTATCTGATCTGCGCCTGGATCAAAGAATGGTCAATGTTCGCCTGGGTTGAGCACAATGAATACTCCAATTACCTCAATAAAGGTGTATCAGCACTCGATGAATTTATGTTTTGGACCTACAACATGGAAGACTCTGGAGTAACAATTTGCGGGAACATCTACCAGCATCCGGATTATATCCTCAAATGTCTCAAGGAAGAGGAGAAAACAATGACCGATACTTTGAAAGACGACGACACTGAATAGCCAGCATGAAAAAGCGACATCTTCATTTCACGGAGAAAGAAAAGGATGCTGTCTTGAAGCGGTTCATGAAAGAGTTCTTCCATTTCCCAACGCTGTGCAAAGCCGGCTTTTTTACGAAAGAAATGAAGGGAGATTATAAAGCACAAGCAGAGAGAGTGTGCAAATTTTTCGGTTACAAGACTGTTTATGAATATGGTTTAACCGCGAAGCACACCACAACAAATAATGGATTTAGCTGGAAAATGGAATCAATTTATGAGTCGTAACGGAGTAGGAAGACCAAAAAAGGACGGATCTGATTTAATCCCCATGGCTGAAAAGCCATGTTCCCATCATTATCCTGGCGGGAAGTTGCCTTATCTGCAATGGCATGACTTTGCCGACAGACAGAGACGGAAAGGAATAAAACAGAAGCAATGCCCGGTTTGTGGAAGATGGCTATTTCCCTCAGAAGTGGGCGGAATATTTTTTGGAATAAAAGTGGAATAAAATTTAACAAAAAAGTGAACTCTATTATCGAAGCCCAACAAGATTTTTTTGAACATAACTGGATCCCACAGATCATGGCACCAGGGTTGAGGATGCATCGTATCCGTGACCTATCCGGACGCCCTCTCGTTGATATTGAGCAGCTCACCGATCGCGTATGGGAGAAAGAGAACACCAGACTTAGGCAAGAACTTAAAACCCAGAGATGGGATAATCACCTCGCATCATGAAACTCAACGTAATTATTGAAAAGAACGACACTGAGCTTTACGGCCGCATCGAAGGCATCGGCAACTTTATGCCTGTAGTAATCGGAGAAACACCCGAAGACGTCCAGGAGAAACTCCTCGCGTTGATCAGGGACTACCGGGAGCACGAAGGCAAGGAAGACACCGCCTGGTTAAGCATCGATTTAAAAACCGTGGAGTTTGAAATTCACGATGAACCGGAATCCTGATGGAAGAAAACAAAACACCGGTTGGCCAAATAGGCGAAGGATATCGCGTTCCAACCATCGATGAGTTTGTCCAGGACTTTGAGTTTGAAATAGCCAGAGAAATGGGCATGTACATACCAACGGGCGAAGGCAAACTAAAACGAGTCGGCGTATCTCATTGGCATTGGGCCCCCATGAAGGTTACATGGAAATGCGATCCGGATGAGCTTTATAGTGAGAAGGATGGAGAGTATACAGTCCATTCACGGGGATCATTCAGGAATTTTTTCAAGCCAATCAATGAAGAAGCCTTCATAAAATCTGGCATGGTCCGCGTTAAAACAAATTCAAAAACGATCTCCGCCTGGGAGTACCTAAAGCTGCAAGGCCTTCCAACTGACATGGTTGATCGGAGTGAACAGATGGCTAAAGAAATCAGCGAGATTATGAGAACGCAAACACCGCAAAGCAACACTGATCAATACAACCAAGCAAGAAAGGACTACCTGGAAGGGAAGGTTGACAGACCTAATTACCCTCTGGCGCACATAAGACATGGAGACGACTTCATTACAGCATTGGGATACGCCCTTAAAGCCCTTGATCCGCAGCCAACGCTTGAGGTAGAGAAGCCTTTTAAGTTGTTCAGTGAGGATTTGTTACAGGAATTTCTTGATTACAACCCCTCGCCTCCACCCCACCGTGGTCCCGGAGCTGACTGGAATGCCGTATGCGAGTATGAGCGGAAACGACTGCACGAACGGATTGATCGGATATTCAACCCTCGCCCCTGGCCACCACAAGGAGTTTCGGATTTTATGCTAAAAAAAGGATTCGAGGTGAAGAACGAACCGAAATTCATTACAACAATAGATCCATTCGATTAAATTACAACTATGAAACTATCAACAGGAAAGGACTTTAATCCCTTATTCGGCATTGTTGGATTGTCCGATGATTTAAGCGCAATCCATGAGGGAGCTGTTCAACCAATAACCCACATCGAAAAGCCGGAATACGCTGACGACGACTGGGCGCCAGATCTAACACTGGAAGAAGCAATCGAGGTCACCGAGATTATGATATCAAGGTGGGTACAACTTAAACAAAAACTGATGGCGAGGGTCAGAACCGTCCGTTATGACGTCAATGGCCAGGCCTTTATTTTAGATAAAGAAATGCTCGACAAAGCCGATGCGTTTGAAAAGAACCATCCACTCACAAAAGCCAGCGAGGCTGCTATTGAAGAATATAAAACAAACCAATTTCGATACATCACCCCGCTCCCATTACTGAAAAAGGACAACGAGTTCAAACTTAATGAGGAAATGGCTTTAGATATGTTCATTGAGCGCTACACCACAAAATCCCTGCACACCCTAAAGCTCGGAGTTAAGTATGCCGCAGTAAACCTCAAAGATCCATTCACCTTCTGGGAAAAAATGGATGAGTGGATTGAGTATTTTCCAAACACTACACCTGAATAATGAGTCTTAATACCAATTTAACGCGGAAATTCCAAGGGCAACCCACTGGCCGGACTGACCGGGATGGAAACATGATCTTTTTTGGAGATTTCGTAGAAATCCACACATCCTTCTGTATCGGAGGAAAAGCGATCGGATACAAATCAGGATGGGATCATGAAGTCAGAGAAGTCCTATATCATGAAGATGCCAAATGCCCGACCCTATGGCTGAAGGCCCTCAATGGAATAACCGATCCGGAAGATTGGGAGAACTCGACCACAGGATATTTAATCCGGATTAGCCCCAATGAAACAGACCATCGCATCACCTGGCTGAAGGAAAATGGTTATTATGACGAAACCTGCGAATTTGAATGGCTTGCCCAAACCACGGCAAATCAAGATCCGGAGGATAACATTGAGATAGCCCTTTATACAGGCTTTAAATTTGACGCTGATTTGACTGAGGCTCTTAAAGGGATGAATTCTGAATACACAGATCGACCAACAATAAAGGATTTCGATGATGTCATGAAAAAACTTAGTGATCTGGACAGAGACTAAACAATGGGACTTAACATCATAGCATACCGGGTTACAGGGATAGGACCACTTGAGGCTCCTTTCGGAGGGGGAGGATGCCTTGAAACAGAAAGATACCCCAATTTCGACACGGGCCGTTACACCGGAGACAGGGATTTCGCAATGGAGATTGACTGGATTCATCATCCTGCCGAACCCGAAGATAGGCATTACCGCCCTGAAGACTTTGAAGCAGCAAAACAATGGGTCCGAGACAACATCTCTCCAGGAAACCAGGAGCGGTTACTCAACCTCCTCGACGCAATGGAGAAAGATCCAGACCTCCACGTTTATTTCTCCTGGTAAAACCCTCGATTCTCTCGATTTTTCCCGGCAAAACACCGACATTTCATGAGATATGAAATACAAGCCCGGAACACGCATCAAACTCCTCTTCACAGGCCATCCAGGCACCATACAAGACATTACTTTTGATGGCATCTCAGGTCACCGGTACCGCGTTCGGTTCGATGACGGCTACGAAATGCGCGTAAAAGAAGAAGATTGTGCCGCCTTCAACAATCCAATACACGCGTATATCGATAAACTAAAAGCAGAAATGCTCCAGGGTGGATTCAAATACCTCATCCTCGGCATAAATGAAGAAGGATTACTCCGAAGTGTCATGTTCGCCTCTCCACGTCAATACGAAGCCGCCAAAGCATCCATTCCAGGAGTCATATGGAAACACTATTGGGAATTAAAGGGCGATCAAAAACCGCGAAAATGAAGAGTTTTCCCGGCAAAACACCAACGGCCTTGATGGCCTTGTAGAAAGTTATCGACGAGCCAACGCTGCCACTATCTGATATTATAGTACCCCGTGTTCATTCGTTTGGGGATCGAAAATCTGCACCCCACGGGGTCCAAAATCGCCAAAAGGGCATCCGGGACTCCTAAACCCGTATTGTGAACGCGTTAAACCGCTTAAAAAGGTGGGATATTAGTGATAGGAATATCCCACGCTTCCAGGATCAAGGGCAAATGCGCTATTGATAAGGGGAAAATGGGTAAATCTCCTTTAAAATATGCACATGTATGTTCCTTTGTGGGCTATATGGGCGCTCCGTTTGCGATTTTGGGGCGCTCCACGAATCTAAGCCTAACTACGGGGCGTAGATGATAGGTCTATATTAAGACAAGGCCACCAAGGCGTTTTAAACGCGCTCTAAGCGCTCTTATTCTTACCCATTACTTTGGTGTCCTGGATTGCTTCCGCTCTATCCTTAGCCTCCTGAAGTATTACCTTACTTAGTTCTATGCGTTTTAGATCTTCCCGGCCTTTCTTGATGGTGAGAGCTTGCGCGGTGTTGTTCCGTTGCTTTACGAAATAGGTTGGCCCTGGTAATTCTAATACGTCGATGTCCGTGGAGCCTGGTTTCTTGATCTCTCGCTTTATGAGTTGGTAAATGTTATTCCGGTTAGCTCCTATCTCCCCGCTTTTCTTCTTGTAGATCTTCGCTAATTCTCCCGGTGAAATATATTCGACAATAATAGAATGCATTTATAAAGGTGTTTTCCCGGTAAATATCGAGAGAATCCACGAAAATAAATATACGCTTGTACATAAAATAATTGTCGAAAACTTTTGACAGAATAAAATTTACTATACATTTGTATAGTCCAACGATAACAAGGCGCTCGCCTTTCTGTTCTTTAACATGCTGAATATCAACGATTTGTTAACACCTTAAAAGGGGCTTTCCGGCTATCGCGGCCACACTCTGAAAGAACAAATTAAATTCCCGTTGAGACTTTTAAATAAGTATAAGAAACCAAAGGAATAGAACGTAACTAATTGATTAATATGGAATTAGGGCGTGGAAATCGTGCGGTTTCGACTATCCATCGTTATAACTCACTATTCGTGAAATGTGGGTGGGATTGTCGAAACGTTTCTAAAATAATCAATCAATTAAAATTATGGGAACAATCGTAACAACAATCAAAACAAAAGCTACCCTGGAAATTAAGGACTTCCAGATAGCACGTGCCATTATCGCTAAGGCCGTAAAGGCAGGAAAGACGGATGAAACAAGCGCTTTAAAAGCGGATTTGTATTTACAAAGGGAAATCAACCTCCACAAACTCGCTCAGAACTTTAAAGAGTTTGGCCAGGTGAAGGGCTCTATTGATTCGATCAAAAATGAAATACGCTACTTCTAACACTTCAGGCCATGAGAGACAATCTATTCATTATTGAAATATGCCTTTATACAGGCTTGGCACTTGTTATCCTTTCCATTCTTTGGTCAGTGGTTAAATACATTCTCTCTAATAGAAAGGAAAGGCAGTTTAAACCGAGAACGCGAGGGGAGCGCATGACGGTAAACGGTTATCTTATCCGCTTTAATGAGCATTGGAAGGAATTCCAGGTATCACACCCGGAAATCGGACCGTGTGAGGAGTTCAACTCCAAAGAGGAGGCAATAGACCACGCAAAACGCGGGTAACTCATTAGGGCCGGGACATTCTCCCGGCTTTTTTTATTCATTAAATTAATCCTATGGCAAAGATTAAACTCAACAAACTACAATTGGCGCAATTACGCGAAAGTATCACCACAGGCTCAACGGTAAAATTGAACAAGCCAGCAAAGAGCCAGAATAAAGGATGGACAGATACGGCCTTATTCAGTGGCTTATACATGGATAAGCAAACTAAATTATTCTAAGCCGGGGATTAATCAACCCAGCTTTTTTCATTCACATTAAATATATCAACTATGGATTTCTTCTCTAAGCCGTTCATAAACAGCAAGGAAAGGTTTGACGACTTTAACGTTTATCAAATGTTATGCGATCATCTTTCGATACATCAAAGTAAAAGAAAGGCCCTTTTTGGAGTTGATGACTTTTACAAACACGCATTAGATCTCCTTACGCGAGAAGAAAACCTAGACAAGGTTGAGCAGGTCAAAAATACCTGCCTATTCACTCGATTTATTTCCTAACAAATCAATCAAATCACATGGAAACAACATTTAAGCACACCGAAACGACAAGAATTATAAACTCCTTTCACGGATGGATGGGAGAAACCACTTTAAAAGTCAATGGCCAGGCATGGGTAATTACCACAATGAAACGCCATTCAGGTATTATCCTAAGCAACGCCCAGCCGGTAAACGATGAGGGTAAAGGCTCTTATTCGTTTGTGATGTTCCAGGATAAAAGTATTGCGCTAATCCAGGAACGCGGGAAGGCCACAGAAGCGAAGATTAAAGATCTTCATTACAAAGCCCTGGCAATATTCGACGAGAAAAGCGAGGCCGGAGAGTTACCGAATAGAACGGAAGATTATAAAATTGAGGTTGGACAGGTTGTTTTCTTAAATGGCTACGGCCAGGATGAACACAGCCACGAGCGCAAAGCGGTCTATCAGATTGATGAAAAGATGGCTTATTGTGTTAACCTTGAAACTCTCGCTTTAACCAGGCATGAATTGTACACAATCCGGGATATTAACGATAAGTTCGGTATTGGCATTTATTACAAGCAAGGCGATACGGTAGACCAAGAGATATTAACCAACGCGGTAATTGAAGCCAAAGAGAAGGAGAAACGCGAGGCAGAGCGGGAAGCGAGTGAAAAGCTTTTAGTAAACGCGGAACGTCAGGCAAAAATTGAGATAGGAGCCGAGAGATTAAAAGCCATTCCAGCCGGGGCCGTCTCGGTGATCGTAGCGGAGTTAAGGCAAAATGAAAGCGACCCTATGACGGACTATTACGGTAGTTCCATATTAAAAACGGTTTATCTGGCTTTCAGCACTCATAAGCGTGATTTATTCGCGGAGATGAGAAAAGCCGCGGTAAACTTTGAGGAAACCAAACACTTAGGGCCAGGTAAGGGAATCTTTAAACCTTACGTTCTGATTGGTGAGGAGTTTAAATGCAATGGGTCGTATTATCGCAAGGGTGAGGGCTCAAGCTGGCATAATAACGGAGAACGCCCGGTATTCCACACAAAAACCGATGCGCAACAATACATCCAGGAGCAACCAGAATTAAACAGTATTAGTTTTGATGGCGTTACCGTTCCTTTCACCTGGACAATCAGAGAAACCGAGATTGAACACCGGGAAAAGTACAGCATGGGCGAAGGTTATTATTTGGGCGAGTCTTCCCGGTCTGGATGGATAATTCAAAAGCGGAACATTGGAGAAAGGACTTTAGAAGCTTTACAAATCGCCATTGCCGAAGATCGGTATTTTATCCCAGGTGAAAACGGAACGCGGGAGGTATTAGAGAATGTGGAGGGAGTTAAGGCGGTTCAATACTCTGATAAAAGTATTGTCCTTTATGGTAATACCTATCCGATTAAAGACGAGATCAAAGCCAATGGCGGAAGGTTCAACAAGTTTCTGAAGATAAACGGGGAGACCGTCCAGGGTTGGGTGTTCCAGGCTTCCAGCGAATACGCGAAAAAGTATATGATTTGATTGATTTATATAGTTTAAGGGGCAAGTATTATCTTGCCCCTCCCTATTAAGAAAGAAATTAAACGAGAGAAATTAATGAAACTTGAGCAATTAAAGACATTCGAAGACGCGTGCGAACTGCTGAATCTTGATCACGGACACTCTGATTTCGGTCTGTTTCCTGAACACAAACGCGAAACTATAAAAGCAATGTTGATGCTGTTTATAATCATACGTGCTGCCAACCAGATCGCTAACAACGGTAAAGAGTGGCTACCCGATTTAAGTAATGATAACGAATACAAGTGTTATCCATTGTTCGAAATTAACGGTTCTTCCTTTCAGCACATTGGCTTCGATGTTTGGCGTACTAATTCGGATATTAGCTATCGACATTGCTTTATCTCCGATGAAGTGGGAGAATACATAGTCACCAAGTTTATAGATCTGTATAAAAAAATGTTAGCAAAATCTTAAACCAAATGGGGCTATTAGGATAGAAATAGAGGCTCGGAGAAATCCGGGCCTTTTTTGTTTAAAGTAGAGGGGTTCGTGTACCGTAACTGAAGCGGCACCCCCGAAAGATCTTTACAGGAGTTGAGGGACTCCATTTTTTTCAACAAACCAAAATCCACACTTTATGGAACAACCAGTTATTTTGGGCGTAATCGCCCGTGAAGGAAACCTAGTTACCGGGTTTACCCTGCCGGTAGACAACAAAAAGAACGCGGTGCAGGGCTACAATAATGATGTATTTGGGGAATGTGACCCGAACACGCCAATAGTAGATTGGAGACTGGCCAGGCCCCACGCGGTGCAGACATTCGCAAGCAAGTACGCGCAGGCTATTGAGATCGATCCGGAGAATGGGACTTTGTCCCTGGCCGAGTATCTCCAGATGGCAGAGCTCCACGGGGCAAACGTTTACACGGTTAAGGACTTAAACCAGTAAAGCCATGTCAACACAACTTATGGTATTTATGGCTATGGTGATCCTAATGATTATCATTGTCTACGTGTTTTCGAAGTGGTTTCATTGGAACGCGACGAAAGATCTTTACTTAACTGAAGCGGAGCGATCACTTTTCACACGTGGTTACGTTTTCGTTAATTTATGGAACCTTGAGAATCTGCAGGAGTACGCAAATGAGATAGGAGTTTATTTTACGCGAGAGGATTACGCAAAAATCATCAAGATGATAAAAGACGACTTCACACCTGAAAACGGTATAAGTAAAGGGCTAATCGTAACATATATGCATATTTACAGATTAGAGAAAGCCAGAGAGAGTGAGCAACCTCCCCAGCAGATATGGGGAGAGTTTCAAATCTAAGTACGTCAGGTTAACCACTGATCCAAACCCCGGGAATGCCCATCCACCGGGGTTTTTTCTTGCCTTTTAAAGAACAACAACAATCCTATAAAAATGTCGCAAAGCAAAGCAGTTATTAAAGTGCTTGGGGGAAGCCTCCAGGCAGTTTACGTAACCCCTGATCTATTAGGGGTGAAATTCATCTTACTTAATTACGATGATATCGACGGGCACCCTTTTGAGGGAGAGGAGGCCCAGGCTGAACAGGAGATCGAGAATAAGGAACTCACTTTAGTTCAGTAGGTCTTTTTTGGCTTTAATCTAAAATAATGGAAACAACAAAACGAACACTGGAAAAATTGAAAGAAAAACTTCACACAACCCACCTGGAGACTGTTAGAAACCTGCCCTATGATGATATGGGTGCAGCTATCAGTTTGATTGACAGGGGGGCCGACAAGGCCCTTCTCTATTTCTGGTTTAATCTGAAAACCGGTTGTTATGATTGGATGCCTCAGGAGATCCTTGAAGCTGACGTGGAGCGAATGAAAAAACTCTACCCTTCATTCAGAGGAGAAATTGATTTATGGGTAAACAAATTCATTATACATGGCGCCACCAAGAAAATACGTAGTCAGAATCCAAATTATCGGAAAGCGGGATGAGATATTCAAAGAGTGGCGGGCTGATGTGAAGCTCGCCTACTCTCAATATCGGAAGTTTAAGAAAGGGACAATGCACTTCCAGAACTGGTATAAATATCACATCATCCCCATGGTTCCTTGTATTGTCAAACCGGAGGTAATTGAGTGGGCTAAAATCCCGCTCACAGCTACGATAACAGCCGGAATGAGTCTTAGGAAGTTTATTCAAATCAACAACGTACGCATAAAATTTACCCCAGCCTATGCAAAACACTTTAATACTGAAGGAGCCGATCCAGAGCGGGACCGGGACTCCATATCCAGCGGGAATACCGCTGACCTTCACCAGGGAGAACGGGAAGATCCTGGTTCACCATCCGGAGAACACCAGGCTCCGGAAGGAGGTTAAATCTACCAACATCAAAGAACTGTCCTCAAAGTCAGAGTCCATACTTGATGTGTTTCAATTTGCCCGTAACGCTAAACTATCTGAAGCGAAATGACCTCTTATCTGAACCAAATTTTAGATGCGTTGCCAGGCAATACACCTAAAGAGAAATATGAAAGCTTATCGGTTTTAATTGAAAAAGCCCAGCTTATAGATTCAGAAAAGAAAACCGCTGAAGAGCTCTGGGATTGGCATTCAACAGGAATACCGGAGGATGATTACGCGGGGGCTGAAGGAATTGCCGAGATGGTAGCCGGTAAGAGCATTATGTATAAAGACGATTTTTTAGAAGCATTCTCTAAAGTCCACAAATCTTAAAGTATGATTATAAAAAAATTAAGCAAGTCAGAAGTTGAGGAAGGACTGACACTTGAATTGGTCAACTTAATCGACCTTAAAAAGAAATGCTCTCCTGTCCAAATTCAGGCCGGTGACGAGCCTGTAAATCTCCTTGTGTGCTCTTCCGGATACAATGTGATAATTGATGGAAAGGTCCTGCGTGATGCCTCCAATAAACCCCTTGTTATTGCCGAAAGAGAGGTTCAGATAGCACGTGCACGGTACCTTAAAAATTATGGAGCTAAAGAGAAAGAGGAACGCGTTAATGAGTTGGTTGAGTCATGGCGTTCGAAGGTTAGAGAAATCTTAGACAAAACTAAACTTCGAATTGATGGCCTGAAAAAATCTCTTGCAGGCGAGGGACTTCATGGGGCATTACTAGAAATGGGAGGTGACTCCATGAAGGAGAACCTTCAAGCTGAACTTTCCAAGTTAGAACCCGCATACAATCAAGCAGAAGAAATGTATTCAGAAGGTCGGTTACCTGAGCTCTTAGACGCTTTAAACATTAAGAAATTAAATCCTCTTATGCTTAGGGCTGAATACGACAACCCTGAAGATATGCGAGTGTTAAAGGCTGTTTTCCATCGTGAAGCTTTAGATAAATGGAATGGCGATACCCTTAAAGCATACGCCATGATTGAAATCGAAAAAGAATATAAGATGTAACCTCATTAAAATTTTAAATCACCAACAATGTCAACAACAACAAATTTCTTCACTCAACTGAAGCCACTCCTCGAGAAGGGCCTGGACTTCACATTTACCGTACGGGCCCAGGGCGACAACTTGATTGTAGGAGTACGACCTGATTACGGCAAGGTTGAAAATGAGAACTTCAAACTCATTAAACCTCTCCTCCTCACCCATCCAGCGGAGAAGCTGGACGAAGGGTTCTTTGAAACGATAACGCAGCCCATGGAAACCTATTTGGATGTGGCCAAGCAGGTTGAAACCTGGACTGCAGATGTTAAGACCAAAGGCGAGAAAGTGAAGGAGGAGAAATCTCCGAGTAAATCCGAATCTAAGCCTAAGGCTAAATCTAAACCCGATTCCAAGAAAACGAAACCAGCACCAAAGGCAGCAGCTACACCGAAGCCCGATCCTAATGAGAAGCTGAAGGCAACCCTTGACGATAAGCTATCCAAGATTAAGGAACTGGCCTTAACTGATCCGGCCGCCGTGGTCACCCTTGCGACTGAAGGACTGAAGCTGATCAGCAACAAGAAGGATAAACAAATCCTTGAGGTAAAAGCAGAATTCTCCCAGCAATTGAAGAAAGCTAATGAAGCTTTGAAGATCCTGGCCGAAACCAAAAAAGCTGAGGAGAAAGACGCAAAGAATCTGGCAGCGGCCACTGAGATTGCCATACGCGGGAAGAAGTTCTTTGAGGAGGGCGAATATCAACGCGCTCTGGATGCATACCGTAAGGCCTACGCGATCAAACCGCTTCCAGCCTGGTCACAGGACATTACGACCATGGAAAAGGCCATAGAGGATGAAAAGGCCGAGAAACTCGAAAAGCTCATTCAGAGTCTTGTTACCGAAGCTGACGCGCAGCGTAAAGGATTGAACTTCCCGGCATTTGCGGCAACCTGGAAGAAGATCAAAGAACTGAAGCCTGATCATCCCGCACTGGCAACATTGCGCCAGGCCGTAGAGGTTGTGATCAATGAAGCCACAACAAAACAATTACTTGATAACTAATTTAAAATAGGGGAACAACAGATCATGAGTTTATTAGAAAGCCAACCACTGAAACGAGTTTTTAAGTATGAGCACAAAGGCAAGCAGATTGAACTGGAAGATTTCAATCCGCTGGCTCCTCCTGAGGATATCATAAAGTTTTATTCCGGGCAATACCCGGAGTTAACGAACGCGAGTGTTGAAAAACCAGAATTCGAAGGTGCGAATATGGTGTTCAACATCACTACGACAGTGGGAACTAAAGGATAGAGCAAATGCATATCCGAGAAATCTTTGAACCGGATCGCCAGAAGGAGATCCGGTTCCTTTGCCTTGGTGACATGGTTACTTATGAGGTATATGAAGAGGGCCATGCATGGGTCACAATCAATAAACATAGCCAAGGTCTTGAGATCAATCTATCCTCCACAAATATTGGAAAAAAAGGTATTACGGCCTACAGATACATCTGTGGTAAAAAGTTGATGGTTTTTTTTCCGTATCACGAAATCAAGTACCCACACTCACCACTTAAAAATGAAAACAGCAGAAGTAATATCTAAACTCACAAAGCAATGCAAGGAACAGAAACCCGGATTGATCGACAGGAAGCTACATCAGTTCATAGGCTCGTTGCTGGAATCCAGCCTGGACAAAGACAGGGAAAATCCAAACGACAAAAGGAAAACACTGGCCAGCGACGAGATTTTGTTAATGCTTTAGGCATAAGAAAAGAGATTACCGCTCTTGAGGTCCTTAAAAATTTTGATGATATCGAAACAGAGGAACAGGCTCATTTTCTCCAATCGCTTTACAATTGTTGTAGAAAGCTTCCTAACTGGAAAGACATTACCTGGAACCACGAAGCAAGTTACACCGAGATGGTTGAGTACCTGTGGGGTTGTATCGAGACTGTAAATGGAATGAGCGCAGGTGCTCAGATCGTTTATGCTAAACAACGCGCTAATGGCACAGGGAAATTGGATGAAAAGCCGCACTTCTATGCGATAATAGATCACCCGAAGATTGCTGCCCTTGCAATTTTTGCAGATTGCTGGATCCTTCCGGAGGTAGCGAAAAAAGAACCAAAGCTTTTTAAAATCATAGCAACAACGCTGGCGCTACTGAACAAACACAACGATATGGGTCTATGGGACCGCATGGTTGATCAGGGCTATGATTCTGTATGGCAGGAATCACAGGAAGCTGGAGAATACACAGAAGCAGAAGATACTCCACAGCCTGATGCTGAAGCCTACGATGATCTGAGGCAGGAATACAACGACATCCTGGCCTATTGGAGCGATGGCCATGTGAGAGGAGATTATCCGGCAGGTGAGCCAGCTATTTATCTGAAGTTAGTGCGATCGCTTAATAAAACCCCGATCAGTAAACTTGAAAAGATGATCCGTTTGTATAGGGGCAAACCTTATATGAAAAAGTGGATGGTCCTGGCTCTTGAGTTGATCAAGACAAAAAAGAGCATCTACAATTACGATCATGAGAAACCGGACGAAGATTGTATAAGCCCTGCCGGGCTTTACTTCTTTCGCTGGTTTGGTCAGCAATACGAAGACGGTGCAGGTGATCGGCTGGAACTGTATACGGATTCCTTTTTACAATTGGAGCACGATGAAGGCAACTTCACAACATTTAGAATGTGCCGCCGAATCGATAAAACAGAGGATCCTTTCACCTGGCCTAAAGAGGAGATCATTCCTAAGAAATTTGAACAAATGATGCTAACCGCATCAGACTCATTTTATCAACTCGAAAAAGCATACCATGGAGATCTTAAACGCAATAGAATCAAAATACAAGCCCAAAGGCGCATTGATTATTTATCAAAACCAACGTGCCGACGACAAGACATCGCATTACGTAGAGTACGCCGAAATTAGGGACAAAGAACTGCAGCCCTTACGACCATTGAGAAACGAAGATCTTTCAAAGCTTTATTTCTTTCTGAGGACCTATCACACTGAAGCGGTCGCACAGCTATCCGGATTCCTACCTAAAAACATGGTGTTTTCTAATTTCCAACTCGGACAATACGCATGGACAGTACCAGGTAAGAAAAGACCGGTTTACTTCGATAAGGGACTAAAAATCAAAGATGGCTCAATCCCATATCCAAACATGCTGTTTGTTGTTAAGGATGAATCATTGTACATCTACATCTACAAAGAGGCTGAACTGACTGCTCGGACTAAACTATACAGAGCTCCATTCTTAAACACTTATGCTGAAGGCAATGTCTGTTTAGGTAACACAAACATGAAGGCTATAAAAAAAGCAACCACGTTCGAGGAATTCATAAAGGGATGGGAGAATATGTACTTCAACAGTAAATTCTCCTCCGGTGCAGGTGGAAAAAAAGAATTCATGGAAGCAATTCTTAATAAGCGGTTTTTCAATTGGCTTCCCCTAATCAAAAAGTTCAAACTCAAACCACGTAAACTTAAATCAGTACTCCGATGACTCAATACCATCACACAGTTCCGCCATATTTCGTAAGGCCTGATCACCCGATAACTATTATACTGATCGGACTCGGAGGCACCGGTTCTCTCCTACTCACTAAGCTGGCACAGATCAATAGCACCCTGATGGCATTACAGCATCCGGGAATTCAGGTTGCCGCCTGGGATGGAGATATAGTAACCGAAGCCAACATTGGCCGACAGAATTTCTTTCCCGCTGACCTCGATCGCAATAAAGCAGAAGTCCTGATCGAAAGAGTAAACCGGGCATTTGGTTTTGGTTGGGTTTCGGTTCCTGATTATTATCCTAATGATAAGACGGACTATTCCAAGGTTAACGCAAATATATTCATCACATGCGTGGATAGTGCAATGGCCAGGGAGAGAGTGCATAAACGGTTAACCGCACATTACACCAATAAGATCCTTCGTTCAACGGAATCCCGCGAAATCAACTTCATTCATGATATTGCTTATTGGATGGACATTGGCAATACCCAAAACTCAGGACAGATCATTCTGGGAACCCCTCAGGCTCTGGCTCAGCCAAAAGATCTTGATGGCGCCACGGGATTCCTCCCCACTATTATGGACCTTTATCCTGATCTGCATAAATATGAGAACCCCGATCTGCCCAGCTGCTCTGTCGCCGAGTCTCTGCAGAAGCAGGACCTTATGATTAACGGGATGATGGCAATGTGGGCAGGTAAACTCCTTTGGGATATGTTCCGGAAGATAAGGATCCAGCACTCAGGAGTTTATGTAAACCTTAATACTTACCAGGTTAATCCAATGCCGATTACGCCATTCGATTTATTTGAATCAGTAATTAAGAAGCCGAAGAAACGACTTCAGAAAAAATAAAGGTGAAGTGTATCCGGGGTCTATTGATTGTACCTCGTCAGATTTAGGAACACCTTACGGTAGCTGATATACCTACCGTTCTTTTTAACATTAACTTTTACTACCATGAGGGATACTTCAAAAGAAAACATGTCCGCAATAGCCTCAAACAAAAGAGGGGCACACCATAATCTTCACTTGCGCTATTATATGAATGTCTCTCCTAAGGAACAGTTCATGCAACCTCTTACCATTGGCGTTTCTATTCCACCGTTTGGTAGGGCCAGGATGATTATCGCTGATATCAAAGTCAATCGTGATCATATTAAGAATGGAAAAATTGTTGGAGAAGATGATTACACCAACACCATACGCCAGGCAGTTAACAAAATCGAAGTCGCACTCCATAAGATCTTTCTCGAGCACAAGGTAGCTGGCCGCATCCTTACCCCTCCACAGTTAGTTGATATATACCGGAAAATCGATCCGGCTAGTCAGGCGGTTTTATTGTCTGACCTGATTGATGACTTCAAGTCTGTCAACGAAGGAAAGCTGGATAAACCTACTTTAAAGGGATATTCTACATCCGTTAATCAGCTCTTTTTGTTCTTAGAAAAGGAGCATATGGCCTCGGACTTCATTGTTCAGGACCTAACAGTAAGGATGCTGACCAGGTTTGAAACGAATCTTAGAAAAAGCGGTCTTGCCGCATCAACGGTACAGCTCTATGTCGATAAGCTGAATGCGCTGATGAAGTACGCGGTAAAGCAGGGGTTCATCCTGAAGAATCCTTTTGAAGAGTACGATCGATCAAACATGGTTCAGAAAGCTGAGTCCAATCCGGAAGATTTAGACAGGAAGATTGCAAAGGAGGACCTGCAGAGGATTGAACGCACCAAAGTCGATGATCCTGACCTGGAAAGGATGAGATTGATATTTCTGTTCCAGCGCTGGACCGGCTTCGCCTGGAAGGATCTGGCCATGCAGGGCAATATTAAGAACCTGATTCGCTTAGATCTTACCGGGGATGAGTCAATCATTTACAACAGGATGAAAACAGGAGTGTTGGCCATCGTGCCGTTGTTTGAGGAAACGAAGAAGATCCTGGAGGAGTTGAAGTACAACATTAATCCGGGTCCTTACAAGGTCTACCTCCGCCGGATCAGAGCGCTGTTCACTCACTTTGGAATACCACTGGAAAAGCAAAGAGGTACGCACATCGCACGGCATGTTTTCGGTAGCGAAATGCTTGAAATGGGTTTTTCAATGGAAAGTTTATCCCGGATGATGGGCCATTCCACTATCAAGGAGACGGAAAAAGTCTATGCAAAGATCAACATGGATAAGATCCGGGCGGACCTGAACAGGATTAGACAGCAACAGAAGCAGGCCGAGCAAATCGCCGTCTAA